GCTTGTGAGCATCTGTAATTTCTGGAAGATCCGAGTGCTCGAGCACTGGCTTCCACTTGGTATTTAGTTCCTCAGCTAACATTTTATTCTCCCTTTATCCTTAGGATTTGTTTATTATTTATCAAATTAAAACTTTTTGGTTCTCGAAATCGCGCTGACATAGTTTGCCATTTCGCCAACTGCTACAGCCTTAGTTTCTTCGTTAAGACCTTCTGTTGCTTCTTCCGAAATAACACCAGTGTTAACTTCTTTCTTTTCAGAGAAGTACTTGCCCTTCAGAATGTCGAGTTTCTTTGCATAAGACTCGCTATCTGTGAATTCAATACCTTCTGCAAGCGTGCGAAGCTTTTCTACTTGTGTAGCAGCAAGACCTTCAGTCACTTCGTCGAACGTTGCTTCCATTGTAGCTTCGTCGATTACTGACTGCAGTTCTAGTTGCTTGTTTACAGACTCGTCGAGCTTGGCTTCTAGCTCTTCGAGTTGTGCCTTCAGTTCACCAACTACATCAAGCTTTTCTTCTGGCACTGTGATGTAAGATTCAGCAAACAGATTGTAGAGGCCTTCCATGAAGTTCTCTGCAATATCGGCGCGGACTGTGGATTCGATAGCAAGCTTGTTATCTTCCATCCACGATTCTACTACATAGTCGAGATACTGATCGACTTTTGTAGTGATCTCTTCTTTAACTTCTTCTACTGCTTCGTCGAGCTTAGCTTCGAACTCTTCTTCGAGACGAGCTTCTTCGATCGAAACGCGAGCTGATACAGCTGCTTCGAAGATTGTTGAAAACTTTTCTTTTGCTTCTTCAGTTAGATCTTCGCCAGAGAATACTTCTGCGATATCTTCCTTAACTGCGTTCAGCGTAGGCATTGGCATCTTACCAATAGCTGGAGCACCACCTGGTGCAGTCGCTGAAGGAACGCCGTCTGCGCTATACTTCTGGATAGAGTCATTGAAGAAGTGCGAAAGATCTTCGCCCTTCAACTGCGAAAGAAGTTGGCTGAAAGTAGCCAGCATCTCTGCACGTGTTGGGTTTGGCTTTAGCGTTTCCGAACCAGCAGACTCTTCGAGACCATCTTCATGAAATTCGTCTTGAACGATTTCATTCGTATCTTTATTTGACATTTTTGACTCCTTGTAGATTTTATTTATTTATTCTAAGTTAGATTTTAGAAATTTTATTGAGGAAGTTCTCAAAAATTTCAAACTGTTTAGCTTGAAGCTGTCTTGAAGAAGATGCTTTTTCAATGGTCTGTACAGTTTGCTCGAGTACTGCAGCTGCATTTTTCTTTGCAACTAGCAGATCATCTTGCCAAATCCATTCTACACCTTCCATAATCCCGTTAACAAATGCATCTGGAGCAGATGGATCGGCTACGATATCTGCAGCTGTGGCCAAATAGAAATCGTCTTGAACTTCGTTGATGCCTTCTCTATTTAGCTTCAACGAACCCATACCTCTGGACGATACACCGAGCTTTACGCCTTCTCCGATAAGGCCTTTGGCGATGTTACCCATTGGAGTATCCATCAACTTAGCACGACCTACAAAGTTGGATCCCTCTTTCTTCAAAGAAGTGATCATGTGAGATACACGATCGAGGTTAATGGACGGACCATCAGGATGACCTAACTCGCCAAGAGCTCTGCCTTTCTGAATGTAAGTTTCGTCGTAACGATTAACTTCTTTTTCAAGGGTTTCTACAGGATACATACGACCGTTACGGTTCTTAATGCCTCCTTGTAAAAAGATACCTTCGATGTATACGTTCTTCTTCCCGTCTTCACGAGCTTCTGTAATACATCTGAGATCTTCTACAACTTCTGTGATTAGCTTCATGTTAGTACCTTATCTCAAATATTCTGAAGTGGTGCCTAGTTTCTGCAGCTCAAGAATGCAGTAAGCGTTAGATGAACCAATGAAGTTAACTACTAGGTTTGCAGTAGGATTTACATTGAGCGGAATTCCGCAACCTGCATAATCCTTCTGACCGGTAGAATCGTATACTGCTACGAGAGTTGAACCTCTAAGAACTTGGATAGAACCGGCGCCGTCAGAACCCCATACAACTTGAGTGATGTATGCACCTGAGATAACTTCGTCGCCAGTAGCAATACATGTAGATGTTCCGGCAACGTTAGTCGTCGTACTGTTACCAGAAACAACTACGTTGCCCGAATTCGCAGCAGAGACGTGAAGAACGAACGATGTATTTTTTCTATTCGAAACTGTTACGGCCATTATTCACCCCTGTGTTGAATAGAGAAGTCCAACATCTGCTCGATACCTTCTGCTGTATCGCAGGCTAGCATGAACTCACGTTGGTTATCTTCGTTGAGTTTATCGAAGACCGATACCATCGTTCTCTTATGTGTTTCTGAAATGTCAGCAAGCTTGGCAAGCAGACGCTCTTCTTTATTTAGTGGTTTTCCCCCGCGCTCTGCTGAGAGCTTAGCGGCGATCGCCATCACTTGGCGCTTCTTCTGTGACTTACCCATAAACTGAGGAGCATCAGACTTTTGGAAATCCTTGATTACGGTTCCCATCGACGCTTTCTTCATGTCTAGTTTTTCTTCAACAGATTCAGCTTCTTCATTGGCAATCTTACGAACAGCGTTCTTACGATTGTAGTATTTGCGAGCTCCATCAGCACTGCTGCTTTTTGCAAACAAACCTGGAAGTTGCTTGCCAGCTTTTTGAGCGTATGCATCTTTCTTTTCGGCCGAGATCTCGTCGATCTGTTCAGCATCTTCAGACATCTTGATTTCGCCGCTGCGACGCTTCAAAGCCATCGTACGGCCAGCCGCACGCTTCTTCAGAGTCTTAGTATCTGATCCGTCGTTTGACCAATCACCGCCACCCATCTTCATCTTATCAGCAATCTTCTTGCCTTGCTCTCCAGCCTTGTTGTAATAGGTGCGAACAGTTTCTTTCGAAAGCTCGTCCATCTGTTCAACTTCTTCCTTAGTGGTTTTCTTATTATTGCGCTGACCAGCTTTCAATGCCGAAGTGTATCCATGCATTCTCTTATTATAATGACGGTTATCATCATTATCATCTGCATCGCGGATTTCTTTTGCAGCTTTTTCTTTATAGTTATCCAGAGTTGTGTCTGAAAGCTCTTCTAGCTCTTCAGCTTCTTCAGCAACTTTCTTCTTACCACGAAGAAGTTTAAAGTCATGCGCATCGACCTTGCCATTCTTGTTGGCATCGATCTTGTGCTGATTGCCCTTCAGCTCTTCATATACTTCTTCGTCTTCTCCAGGATTATATCCTTTGCGATCTTTCTTGCGATCAGCCATCTTGACCTTCGAACCTTTGAAAAGCTCGTCGTCATTGCCGTTGCGATCGTCAGTCTTTGCAACTACGTGCTTGTCGATGAACTTCTGCTCGTCAGGATTCTTGACGACCATCGGCCCAAGCTGTCTTTCATTTAAGAAATCTTTAAGCGTCTTCGCCATCGTCGTCTTCTTCCTCTGTGTCTAAATCTTCTAGGTCGAGATCTTCTATATCAAATTCTTCGTCTTCGAATTCATCTTCGAACTCTTCGTCGTCGATGTCAAAATCCAAATCATCTTCGAATTCTTCTTCATCGGCATCTTCAGGTTCGTCAGAAGCAAACATTTGTTGAGCATATGTGGTATGCTCGTCTTCTAATCTCGCTGCGATCTTTTGACCCATGAGATCATCGAATGTTGCAGCAAAGCGAGTTGGCTGCTGGTCGACAGCGGCTCCAATTAGTTCGTCAATGTCCATATAAATTCTCCAAAATTCTTTTACTATTTATAATGTATTTATTTTCCTACCAAATCTGGTACGTTTGGAATAGGAGTAGCTTTCGTTTTCGGTTTACCGGGTGCCGGAGGAGTAGCATCGTTCTCAGTAGGTGGTGTGCCTACATCTCCAGGAGGAAGTGGCTGGCCGTCTGGACCCATTTCTGGTGGTGCATACTGAGGATTGTCAAGTTCTTCAGCAATCTGCTTGTCAATCTCTTTCATGTCTTCTTCTGTCTGATAAAGAACGTTACGACGAATCCATTCATGCGAGTAGTACTTGCCTGCATAGTCGTCAACGTCACGAAGCATGGAGATACGATCACGAAGAATCTCAGTGTTCTTCAGCTCGGCGAAATGGTTATCTTCTGTGAACTCATATTTGAAGTTGGACTTGAATTCTGCCCAATCTTCAGAGGTGATAATACCCTTTAAGATGAGTTGCTTCTCGAGGATCTTGCTGAAAACATCAGAGAATCGAGCACGAAGACGTGTAATGAATTTGGAAAATTTGACTTCGTCGCGAGTGACTTCTGTGGCTCTCCCGAAGTTGAATGCCTGTTCAGGATCCAAACGAGAGATAGGAACGTTCAGAGCTTTATAGAGCTTGCGTTGGAAGTAAACGATATCGTCGATCTGACCAAGATTCTGACCGCCTGGAAGAGTAGTGATTTCTGTACCCTTACCACCTTCACGGCGTGGTAGCCAGAAATCCTCGAGCATTGTCATGTGCTTGCGATCGTCTCTGATCTCGCCTGTGCCGGCATCGTATACTACCTTGTTCTTGAAGCGAGTCATGACATCACGAAGATACTGCTCAGCTTTCATTTTAGGTAGATTACCAACGTCGATGTAGAAGATACGACGTTCAGGTGCACGAGAGATACGATAGATGACCAATGAGTCTTCCATCGCCTTTAACTGGTTGAGTGGCTTAATAGCCTTTTGTAGATAACCAAGAACCATATCACCTTTTACGTTGACAAGGCCAGAAGATACGTTGATAATGGAATCGACTGCTATCTTAATGCCTTGTGTAGTAGGATCTTGATAGTTAGGCTGAGTTGGTACTTTACCGAAACCATTCTCATTGTAGATATAGAACTCTTCGCCCGTCGCAGGAATAATGACGTTCGAATCCTTGGCAGCTTTTCTTTTCTTGTAAGTTTTGACTTTACGAAGCTTTCGAGGATCTACGTAGCGCAGTTCTTGGATGCCTTCACGAGGAGCCTTCTCGTCGATCATCAAGTGATAGAATATTCTACCGTCGACATACCACTTGCGGAAAATTTCATAGGCGTGCTGATTAAACTCGAGCAGCTCGAGTACTTTATCAAACTCTTCGAGAATAAGTTTCTTCACCTTTTCTGGTTGTTCCAGATCATCAAGGTTCAGAGTAACTACTTCTTTTTTGGGATCGATAACAACGGCTTCGTTGATAATATCATCGACAGCAAGTTCGATATCTGGATGCTGAGCCATCTCTCTATACTTCGAGACGAGCTCTGACTCGGTGCGAATGGCACCTTCCATATCAACATACTGGCCATAAGCTCCACCTTCGGCAAGAACAAGAGCTCCATCATCGTCCTGTTTGGGGGCAAATGATGGAAGCTCTTTTTCTTCTTGCTTTCTTTTAATTTCAAAACCAAATAACTCGGCCATGGGTTCTCCAATTTAAATAACGAAAAAGTAAGGGGAATGATTACCCTTTACTTATTAATCACCGCCGGCGCGACCTGTCGATCCAGTACGACCAACTGACCAGTAGTCATATTGGAACGTTACCTGGAACAGTTCGATTTGATCGGTTGTAGACCAATCGAGTTCGATTGGGCTAATATTACTTGGGAAGATTCCGTTAAAATCATAAGTACGGATTTTTGAACCATCTTTACCAAACTGAGTAACTGTAGCCTGTGACTTGTATCCAGGGCCAATTTCTCTGACGTTGCGTTGAAGACGATTGATTCTATTCGACCATTCTTCCATTGCATTACGGATCAGGAAGTCTTCATCGTTGATGATTGTTACTGTCCATTCGGCGAACGTTCTGTCACCAGCTAACTTCATTTGACGACCGAAGTAAAACACTGGAATGACTCCAAGGTCAGAGCCAGGCAGCTGAGCTGCCTGACACATGAATCTTGTTTTTGCATCCCCTGAGTTGTTCGCAGGATTAAAAATATCCACTTGGAACAGGTTTTGTCTTGCACCGCCAAAAGCTAGTTGGCTTCTCATTTCATTGATATTAAAAGCCATTTACTTTCCTCCTAGGTTTATCTTATTTATTAGAACTGGCCAGCGATTTCGTTGAACTCGACACCAGATCTTACGGCGACGAAGTTTAGCTGGATGAAGTTGATCGACTTAGCAGGCTTGATGTAGATATCTCCAACAAAGCGGTTGCTATCGATTACTTCAGCAGTATTATTCGTCTCGTCGCAAACCACACGGAAGTCAAAGATTCCACGACGACCTTGAACGTCGCGAAGATATGGCTCAACCAGATTAACAAACTGTGATCTTGTGAATTCGTCGTTGAATTCGAACAGAGTAGAGTTTGAAGCTGTAGCGATCGCTTTTTCAAGAACGATGAACAGACGACGTACGTTAATACGATCGAATGCACTTGTACGACCGAGGAGAGTCTTATCTCCGTAAAGTACTGTGCCTTGACCTGGGAATGTGACAACTGGATTGACATCGTTCTTATAAAGAAGATCTCTTTCTGTTTTTCCAGGGCTGAATGCAAGCTTCACAAGATTTTTGATTTGACCGCGAGTAAATCCAGCTGGAGAGAACCAAGGATCTTTCAGGCTATCACTGCGAGCTGTCAAGCCGGCAATGTCACCGTTGAGTGGAATGTAGCGATATACGTCTGCATACTTGTCGTACTGATACTTGTAACCAGAATCGAGGAATGCATATGAAGTATTACGCAGAGCGTTTCTAAAATCTACGATGTTCTGTGCTTGTTGGTTTTCTACGTTAATACCTACAACATCAGAGTATGCTGGAGAAACGAATACTACGCAATCCTTACGAACTTCTGCAATGTTATCGATCAGATAGTTGGCTAGCTGAACGTCGTTAGTTCCGATTGCCTTACCTTGAAGAATAAGAGAAACATCGACCGTGCTTGCATCTGCAAAGAGATCGTATGCAGAACCAAGAGCTGCCATCGATACTGTGCTTTCGTTAGCTCCGTCTGTACCACGAACGAACGAACGTGTGTAAGTTGTCGTGTTAGTAGAGTTAGCAACGTTTGACAGAGTATTAGAAGCTGCACCAGCACGATCGTTTGTTGCCCAAACCCAACGTGAGAAGTCGTTGATAGCAGTCTTATAGTAGTTGGTCGTACCGTCATCTTTCTTCGCGTTTGTTGCACGTGAAAGGTTTTGGTAGATTTCAAGAACTTGACCAGGTGTTCCGCTGATCAGACCGTCTTCGTCAACTACAACTACTGAAACTTCGTCTGTAATAGTGCGACCGGCGTTTGTCATCGATGAAGATACACCAGGGGCAGACTCGACAACGTTGAAGTATTCCCACTGACGCTTCAGTGAAGTACCGCTGAAGTTGGTTGACTTGTTCCAAGTCGAATCAAAACCAATGTTGAAGAAGATGTTCGTACCGTCGTCGGCTTGTGCGCCTTCTGAAGTGACCTTCATGTTTTGCTTACCGATTGTTGTATTACCAACTTCAATGTAGTCACCTATAGTGATCTTATCTTTGAGTGCTGTGACTGCAAGACGCGCTTGTGCAAGAGTAAGACCAAGATCAGTCGCTGATTGTTTTGTAAAATAAACAACCGAGTTAGCAGCACCATTCGAAATAGCAACGTTTGCACCGCCTGATGTTAACGATAGAGTAAAGCCAGACGTATTCGCTCCAGTAACGAAGTATGTTGTGCCTTCTGATAAACCTTGAATGCTATTCGCGGTCGAAGAAGAGCCCTTTGCATACCATACTGCATCACCATTTGTAAACAGCGTATTTGCGGTAGCAAGAGAGATAAAGTTAGCTGATACACCGTTCGATCCAACTGCGCGCGCTGTTGCAGAAGCGGCTACACGATCTGCGAAATCGTCGTTAGACCATACGAATACAACATTAGCAGTGTTACTGCCGACCGAGATCGATACATTAGCCGATGTAAGATCTGCAAGAGCATATGCGTTTGCAGTGGTTGAACCCCAAGTAGTATTAGTTTCGAATACAATTGTTTCTGCATATTGCGCAGCACTATCGCACATTGAAACCTTAAGAGAGTTACCGAGCGAGCCAGGATAACGAGCTACGAACTCTGTCCCTGTGAATACTGAGTTGGTCGCGCCTTTGTTTTCAAACTCTTCTGAGTTGCGAATAACTACGTTTGATGCAACGACTGTAGCTGTATCACCAGCATAAGCAGAAAGAGTTGTAGTGTTCGCAAAGAACGAAATCAGAGCTGAAGCATTTGCTGTCGCGGCTCTCGAGATCGTAATAGCGCTGTTAGTTACTGCAGTGACGAAGGTGTCATCGGCAATGTTGTCACCTTGTACGCGAAGTCCAGCTGTCAGACCGAGCGCCGTGCCGTTCGCAGCAAGCGAAGTGTCACTGTCAAGAGTAATAGTTGAAGTGTTTGCAAAACCTGTTGTGGTCGCAGCACGCGAAACATACAGAGCATTTCCATACGAAAGGAAGTTTGCAGCTGTATAAAACGTTTCGTAGTTGTCCGAGGTCGGTTTACCGAAGCGATTTGCGAGTGTATTTTCTGAATCTACAAGAACAAACTTTCCTACTGGTCCCCAACGAAATACTCCGCCGAAACCACCGACCGTAGTCGCAAGTGCCGGAACAGTTGTTGTAAGATCAATTTCAGAAACATTAATTCCTGGGCTGACTTGAAACGCCATTGTTATCTCCCTTTAAAGGTTAGTCATATAAGTTGCATTTGCTTTATTTATAACTTCATTAAATTAGGGGATTTATCTATAAAGAAGCGCGGACTTCTGATATTTAATCTTTCCCTAGCATCTTGTAAGTTTTCAGATAGTAGTTTATCATAATCTTCTGCCAAGAGGAACTTGGCTTTTTTACCGTTTTTGTATGCTTCGTATACCATCTTGAATTTTCTAAGGTCTAATTTGTGCGCAAAGAATATGCTTAAGCTGATTGTCAACCACCCAAGAGAACGAGTTTGCGCGAAAGAAAACATGGTAAGGCACATTTCTCCGTTTACAGTCGTTGGATAATCAGTAAGAATGTGCCATATATCGTGCGTATCTCGATACCTTCTTGCCATCCAGCTGTATGGATGCTTTGCTTCGATCCATTCATCGTTAGATTTTCTTCTGCTCACTTTTACTACTTTGGTCTGATTTTCTTTAAACACAGCGTAGCATTCTCTGCCAACAGAATCCAACGGCCTATCTGATAAAGATGAAATATAATCTGAAATCTCTTCAGATTTATAAGCCATTTCTCCACCGGAAGAAGATTCTAACATTTTTTTATATGTATATTTCAATGAAGGCCCGCTACCATATCTTACGACTTGAGAAATAAAGATTAAGCTCTTTTCGTTCTGAACGAACGCTCTCTTCATGGCATTATAGACTTTTCTAAAATCAAGTTTATACTCGTCTTTCATATCAAAAGTTTCCTTCGAAGAATCCCATCTTCTTGCTAACCCAGAAATCATCTTTTAATCCACCTTCGAAGAGTGGTTCATTGACTTCTTCGTCATGTTCATCGTCTCCTGTGCTCATGAGTCCAAATGGAAGCATCTGTTGCTCGAGCATCTTCTCGTTTTGTTCATATATTTGCATACGAATATCGATATTTGTAATCTCTTTCAGATACGGTTGAGTCGTTAACCAAGCAAAGAGAACACAACACATGGCCATGTCATCGTTACCGTCTTCTGCTTCGTATGACTGGTTGCCTTTTAAACTATTCTTGAGTGAGAAACGTGTCAACTCATAGATAGTGTCATAATCATAGATCAAGAACTTATCAGACTCGACAAGAGTCTTGAGTGTGGCGCAGCCAACTCTCTTGACTTGCTTCGTAGTCTTGACACCGTAGTGAGTCGTCGTAGCAAATCCACCTGACAGACTTTGACCTGTTCTGCCGTTATTTGCAGTGACGAGAACTCCGTCATACTCAAGATCGTAATGTAAGATGTCAGCTACCTGCTGACCGATGTCGTTTGTTTCGACAAGAACAAGAGCGTCGTTATATTTGATGGCCGCATTATAGATGATGTTTGGATAGATCATTGGCGATATCAGGTTATTTCGATATGCTGCAACCTGTCGATATGGCATCGTAGACACATTCACGACAATAAAAGCAGAATAGTCAGCTCCTGCTCCTCGAGATGTATCAACTACGATAGCATAGATTGTATCTGGTTCTGGCTCTTCATAGATCTTGAGCCCACCGTCTGCCTGTGCAATCGGATGCTTATAGACCATATTACGAAGTTTAGTAGGATGGATCAGAGTGTTCGAAGATCCAAGGAACTCGCACTCATATTCTTGTCTGAATTGTTCTTCAGACGTGTTGCTGATCGTCTGTTCTTTCCATGCTTCGTCACGGCCAGGAATCTGTGACCAGTGAACGTCGACACGAGCATAAGCATTTCTACCTTCTTCAGACTCTGTCCAAATACGATAGAACATGTTCATACCGTTTGGAGTCGAAGTCACAAGAACCTTCGAACTTTGCCCAGATGAAATGGTAGGATATACCGAAGCGAAGAACTCGTCTTGAATATTGGTAGGAACGAAGGCAAACTCGTCGAGATAAACCATGTTCTGTGAAGTACCACGAATCGCAGAAGACGAAGTAGCAGAAGCAAGGATTTCAGATCCATTCTCAAGCTTAATGTTACCTTTATTCCATTCGGTAACACCCATCTGAAGCCACTTCGGAAGATGTTCGAACATCAACTGAATACGACCAAGAATTTCTCGGGCTTGTCTGTCTTTGTTGGCCAAGATAGCGATCGAATATTCTTCGTTGAATACGATCTTCCAAAGTAAGTAAGCGGCAACCGTAGTCGTCTTACCGACCTGACGAGGCATCTTACAGATTACAAATCGATTGTCTTCAAAAGCGAGGATCATTTCCTTCTGGAATTCCCAGAGCGGGAACATGATCAAACCCTTGTCAATATTGACAATCTTACAGTAAGTTAAGATAAAGTAGATCGGATCCTCAGAGCACTTAATGTACTCTGCGACTTGCTCGGGAGTATACTCGACCTTTGTGTCTGCTCTCTTGAGCCTCGGATTCCCGAGATAGTTTTCACTCGCCATCTTTGTGCTGCTTCAGATATTTCTGTAACTCTGCTGTCGAACCTACGAAAAGATTGTTTGTGACTTGCTGAGGAGAAGCCGAAGGATCGTCTTCCATGATCTTCTTCTTTTTGGCCTGAAGATCAAGCAAGTCTTTACTCGCTCCTACCATCGTGCTCATCATGGTGGCTAAGACTTCATATGCTCGAGGGTGTTGGCTTTGTTTGGCCACATCCATCAAATCAAAGAGTGCTTCTTGTCCCTTATTGATAACTTCCATCATGTTCTCGCGAGCATACTCAAAGTCAGCTGAGACTTGCGTACTCATCTTCTTTTCGATCACAGCTGGTAAGTTATCGCCTGAGGCGATGTTTAAAAATTTATCAAGTTCATTGCTCATTAGATATTCTCAGTAATTGTATTGATAATGCTATAGTTATCTGTGCTCTTAATATCTTCATATGAGATACTTAAAGCAGTATTGGTAGTAGGTTGTCCATTCGCAGTAAGTCCAGGTCTCGAAGCCACGACTATCGTATTGGCGGTATTATCGGTGTTTCCTGTCTCGACATCTTCTGGAAGTCTGAACGTTGTTTCTGCGAGTTTGATTAATTTTGATTTCTTCGTTGGTCCGTATAAGTAACCCTTCATCGTAAAGTTAAGTGTCCAGATCAGTGCTCTTCTTTGTTCGAAGCTACCTTCATATTGATCTTGAGAAGAGATGCTATTTAGAATGATAGGAATATCTCGAGGGCCATCGACTTCAGGAACAAGATTGACACTCACCGTAAAGTCAGGTGTAAAGTACGGAACAATTTGCTCTACGATGCGAGTACCATCTTCAGCATTGTTGACTAAGATGTTCATCTCGAACTGCATGTCATAAGGAACAGGTTGATACTGATATTTGACTTCGTCGTCTGTGCCTGCATTAGTAGATTGCTTTGTCAGCTTATTCAGAGTATTCAACTTACGAGTAGAATCATACTCCATGGTCGTCATTTCGAAAGAAATACGAGGAAGAATGATACCAACTTGATTATCCATCTTCGGATTTTGCTCGAGTCTTGAAAGCACTTTGTCTTTTGGACCGTATGTCAAAGGAACTTTGAGAGTCTGAAGTACTTCTCCGGCATTGCTCAAGCGATTGATATAGATGTCATTAAAGACAGTTCCGAATACGATGATGTATTTTCTTAGACTGTCATGATTCCATGTTCTTCCAAACATTATACTTGTCCCTCACTAAACGGATCGATTTGCGTCCAGTCAAGGATGCTGTCCCCACCTGTTTCGAACTCCATATTATCTTCGAATGCATCTCCGGCTTGTGTGCCAAAATCATAGCTACCTTGTATGATTGGATTTCCTTCTTGAGTAACCAGAAGTAAACCGTCATTCGTCAAGATTCCAAACTCGTCGAGACTGAGGCTGCTATTTTTCTCAATACTATCAATGGCTTCAATGCCAGTATTTAACTGCTCGCTGCTATATTCAAACATCTCGCAAACGAGATCATACATCTGAATAGCGCCCATCTGATAGAAGACAGGAGTTTTATTGACGTATTTGATGTACATCAGACGATCTGCCATCGGCAGATAGATGAGATCACCTTCTTGCGGACGATCAAGCATTTCCACTAAACCGATCTCATTCATAAAGTTACGAACGGATACCGTGAACGTGACCTGATCTCGAATTTCAAGACCAAACTTTGATAAGAATTGCCCGTCACCTTCATAGCTCTCATAGCTACGAATATACATGTCAATTAAATAATTACTGTTGTACTGTGATAATGCATCTTCTTCGTAGATTTCGTCTTTTTCAACGAGTGTACGAGGACAGTAGAATACATCGTGACCATAAATTTTAATAGACTCGAGAACCAGATCTTCAATTAAGATCTGCTCTTGGCTATTTGTAAAGTTGTTAAAATAGAAGTTGGTCGACATGTATTATCCAATCATATCGAGAACCGGCAGAGAATAAGAAGAAATCATCTCGTCTTCGAGTTTTCTTCTTTCGGCCACAGCATCATCATAGATTTTCTCTCCGTTAAACTGCACTCCACCAGGTAAAGACATTCCAGTAAACTTTGTAAGGTTAGAACCCCACTGTTCTTTGATCAGAGTCGTAGCATAGTTTTGAAGCCAGCGATCGTTATAAGCATCTGTCCATGTTTCTGGATCAACGACTTCATAAGCTTCGACGAGCAAAAATTCTCCGATAGCAACAGTGTTCCAATCCATATCAACATAAAGACGATCTTTGTGACGAGAATAACGAATCGGCTGTTTACCAACCAAAAGTTCTGTCATGAGTGCAAGATGTTCCATCACCATGTAGTATGGAACAAGAGACACGTTAGTCAGAGTATAGAGGTCGTTCAGCGCGATCTGATAGCGAATATTAAAGAGGTCGTCAGAGCGAATCGAAGGATCACCCATCGAGAAGATGCTGACAGCACCAATGATATTCTCTGGAAGAGTGATATACTTGTTTGTTACGTCAGTTGACGTGATAGCATGCTTATAGTACACTCTTTCTGAACCATCGAAGTGATAGTCATACCAGTAGCGAATTGCTTCATCGATGCGATCATCTACCTGATCATCATCAACGTTAATCTCGATTACTGGTTTGCCGAGCTTACGAAGGCAATACTCTTTAAATGTTGCTTTTGTAGTAGGAGTGGCCATCGAATACCTCTTTATTATATTTATGTGTCTGGCTATTTATAAGCCGTATAAATACAACTAGTACAGCATGGAGACTTGAAATATTATGAATTTAGACTTGATGATTATCGATAACTTTTATATCAATCCAGATGCAGTCAGAGCCTTTGCTTTGACTCAAGACTTTAGTGTCACAGGCAACTATCCAGGAAAACGAACGCCTTCTTTCATGACTCAAGATGTCAAGGATTGCATTCAACATTGGATGAATCCAATTGGAAAGATTACCAATTGGCACGAAGATTCGGGATATACTGGCGCTTTTCAATACGCTACTGCTTCAGATAGAACGTGGATCCATTGCGATCATACGAGTATGTGGGCTGGTGTATGCTACCTCACGCCTGATGCACCGCATACTGCAGGCACTGGTCTGTTTCGACACAAAGAAACAGGTGAGTATCGAGCTCCAACAAACGAGCACGAGGCATATGATTATACCAAGTGGGATCGGATCGATATTGTAGGTAACAAATACAATCGATTAGTTCTCTATAGCGGCGACCTCTTCCATGCCAGTTTAGATTACTTTGGCAAAGATCTATATGATGGTCGACTCTTTCAAACATTCTTCTTTGATACGGAGTCATCGCGATGAAAGTTTGTAAGATCATATGGTCGACGAATCGTCTTGAGTATTTGATTCCAACACTGAAATCTCAGCGAGATATGTTAGACATGAGTGGATGTCAAGTCGAAGGCATCTTTATCGATGACATGCCAAAAGGTCGGCATGACGGCACGATGTTCGAGTTGGCCAAGAATTTTGGATTTACTGAGATCTTCCTACATCAACAGAATATGGGTTTGCCATATGTATGGAATCGAACCTTCGAACTACTGAGAGAACGAGATTATGATTACGTATACCTATCTGAAGATGATGTGACGTTCAACTGTCCTATTCGAATGCTCGACATGACTCAGATTCTTCATGACTATCGTAACGTTTCTCAAGTATGTTTGACACGACAGAAATGGTATGACTTTGAAGAGGAAACACAGGCTTATGAAACAGACATTACACTCGGAAAATACCGTGGCGAGCTTTCTGAAGCATATTTTTGGAGTTTGGCAAGTGTTTTTCCGCGTGCCATAGTAGATCTTCCTCATGCCGAATCAGTAGGCGAAAAGAACTTAAGCGAGTATGTTGTAGCAAAATCATTGCAGCAACTTGGTATGCAGACATGCAAGCTAAAGACTGAAGAAGGCTATAACATCGTCAATCATATCGGCGAATACAGCATCGGCAAGAGAGCTGAACCAGGAGATCCTCGCTACGAAGACTTTGCTGCATACGATCCTGAAACGAAATATAGCTCAAAACATGGAACTAAGTGGACTTAAGGCTGCAATCGTCCCAGAAATTGATCAGTATGCTCTTACGAGATCCTCGCTTGACCTCGTTGATCCAATGGTAATATCTGCTGCCTTCGAAGTATAAGACTGCGCCTTCGAAAGGCTGAAAAGACTCGTGAGTATATTTGAGCAACTCTTCTTTTAAACCTTCCGGAAGACTTTGTTCTTTTTTATAGTCGAGCCAACTTCTTTCAGAGATACAGAATTCTCCACCTTCAAGGTCGGTTACCTCTAAATAACACGCGATGGTAATTGGAGACATCAGTTCTTCTGGTTTTAGTTTTTCCCCAGCATTAATTCTATCTCGAAGTTTCTCATTAAAATCCACATGAGGCCATAAATCTCCAGAACCTTCTTGAGATTGATACCAATATTCGATATGGGTTTTATTGCAGTTAAACTGTTCTCTGTCGAGAAACTCGAGTACAGCTTCATCTGTCGCGTTTGTAGCCTCGTTACGATGGAAGTAGTGCATGTGTACTGGGCTTTTTAAACCTTCAAGCAATCTTAGGCGAAGATCTTCGTCAAGAGTAGATCTACGAATAATCCTCGAGTTTCCATGGTACATTTTCAAATCTTTCAAAAATATATTTAGCGGCTGTTTTATTCTTCTGAGATTTGCCAAAAGTTTTTAAGAAGATGCTTGACATTTTCTTATAAGAAGAAGCGTTGATTCTAGTTTCGCATTTTGCCGGATGATGAGAAATCTGTAACTCATCGCATATCTTATTGATATTGTCTTGAGTAAAAAAATCCTCATAGAAGAAATACAAAGGATTTGGGAAAACACTATCTAAAGCTTCTATCGTTTCTCTGTATTTGCATGACATAAAATTAGTCATCACAAACTGTGAAGCGGGAGATTTAGCTAAAATCTTACCTCCTCCTAGACAATTCCAAGCAGACCACGCTCTTTGGATAGGATCTCTCATAATATAGACCGGCACTACTTCGATATCGTGCTTCAGTAAGCCGTTCTTTATGAGTCGAAAGACGTTCTCGCTCGAGCCTTCATAGTGTGTGAAGTCGCCTGTTACCTGATTTACATTTGAAACTGCTCGAAAGAAAGACTCTACGTCTTTTCTATATTCGTCTACATCCTCTAGGATAGGAACCAAATCATCTCTCTGAATGATATTCAGTTCTTTTCCCATATCATAGAATTCTGGATGGTTTCGAAAATAATGATATAGCCAAGAGGTGCCAGCTTTCTCGGCACCCACATTTAATAGAAACTTCATAAAGCTGGGGCGGTAATTACTATTCTAAAACCGGCCATTTCAGGATTTTCAAAATCTTCGAGGATTTCATAATTCCCAGATCCTGCCTTGTACTTTAAAAATTTGTATAAATGGGAATCTTTTGGAAGGTTGTATTTTATTTTTGTTATACCGATATCTCTATAAAATTGATTACGATTTTCGACAGTTTCTGCCAAATACAAATAATTACGAGAACCATCTGAGGTGGCTCGAGAAAAAGAATGTCTGCCGTCTAAGGTTCCATCTGAAGTAATATAGGCACTCACCAGTCCCATGTCAATTCCTGTATCTAAATCAACGTGCTTAAATAAAATATGCGCATCATGCGGCGTACGTGGATTTAATCCGGGCCATTCATTATCAAGTGCACTTTGAATTATATCTCTGACGCGATTTTTTATTTCTGTTCCTTGAAGACTATTATTTGTTGGCCAGTTCTTTTCGATAGAATCTAAACTACCATCATAGATGCCGTCAAAATCGACTTCATCTAGACTATGAATTATTACATGATTGATATTCATCTCTTAACAACTCTCTTTGTGGCTATAAAATCTGCTACAGTATTTAGCCATCCTTCTCCGCTCGTATCGTAAGGATGATCATGATGCCACTTATGCCAATGTTCTCCTCCACTCATGATCCCATACCAAAATCCCATGTTCTTCGGCCCATTCTCATCGTGATTAAACGTAGAGAATGCCGCCGACCAAATAGAAAATGTGAAAGGTATGAAGTACAAGAAGAAGTATGCTTGAACTGAAACAAGTAATAGAAGGAATGGAAGTGTTAGCATTAACCAGAAGTGTTCGTAGAACAGATTAGTGATCTTATTCTTACGAAGACGAACAACGGTGCGAATGTCTCCATCTTTAATTCCGCTCTCGTTCCACAATAAAGGAAACAACGTTCTCCATCCGATAATTGTATGAGGATGAGGATCCTTGTGAGAGTCTACATATTTGTGGTGATTATTATGTGTAGCGCAAAACTCGACAGGCGAAGTAAAGGATCCATAAAAACCGAGAGCAGTGCCTATGAATTCCATAATAGGATTCATGGTATGAGTGCGATGGCTATGAATCCGATGATACGTGATGACCCCGCCAACAGTTCTCATTAAGAAGAACATAGCAACTGCAGCAATCAGCCACGGAAGAGTGGCATAGGTGTATATTGCCCACGCTGCAATAATCGGGCATGTAAGCTGCACGAATGTAAGAACATATCTTCTATCAAATGTGTGTCCCATGATACCCGTCTATTTGTTTTATGATGGCTTCTTTTCCTGGATATGCATCCAAGAGAGGAGTTCTGGTCCCTGATACTTCGAAGTATTCTTCGTACCAAACTATTTCTCTAGGGTATTTATCTAAGTAAGCTCTTATCGCCAAATAATCATTATGCATTAAGTCGACTTGATGTTTAATAGCATTAGGTTTTAATTCAGGATACATTTTTAATAAAAAGTTTGCAAAGCTTAGGTATGCATCTCTCATATTCTTTCGTAGCACTACGAACGACGCCTGATTAATCTTAAGATATGAATGTTGATTGATAAGAATGATATTATCTTTATTATAACTTAGAAGATCGGCAAATCTTTCCGGAGTAAAGTTCTCTTGATGGTGAGTTTCGTGCGCATCTGCTTTACGTGTATTCCCAATATGAATAGGATGTAACTCTCCAACAAACGGCATACCTATTTTTTCTTGAAGATCAAGACAAAACTTCGTGGCTCCGCAACGTGGGAGAGAACATACTATCATTCTTCATCTTCACTCATAAAAAGAGTTTTAGGCAACTTGACTTTCTTCTTTTGTTTCTTCGAAATGGCAAGGACATCAACTTTACCAGGAATCGCATCAAGACTATAAGTTCGGGCGCGATCTTCGATGACGAGATTAATAAAGTCAATTCCAAATTCTTCATGAAACTGAACAAGAAGATCTTCTCTGCATGCTTCGAGATATTGCTTCCATCTCCACACTCCAATTTCAGCAAGTATTTCTCTTCTTCGAGCTGCCTTCGCATCTTCGGGAGGAGTCTTCGTATGCCAATTTCCGGTGTTCTCAAGATGATATGATACTATCTTACTATGATGAAACATCTTATATCCAGCAGCATATGACATCATCGTCATCATGATTTCTTCTCCGCGGAAGAAGATCTTTGGATCTAAACCGACTTCATCGATCCAGTCAGTATGCGTAAAAAAGTTTCCAGCCATAATATGAAACGCCGGTTGCGGCATGTCAGTTGATGGAATCTGATCTCCATGAACATCTGGAATAAAATTATGAGGATCGATAGTATAGTATTTTACTTTGCAAGCATCATGTTCATCATGTCGAGGATAAGTTTTAATCTCTCCATCTACTTCTTCGATTGAAAATGATTTGCATGATCCAGTAATGATAACTTTATTTGTTCCAGCAATATCCATCGCTCTCTTATAATCTTCAACTAGAGAACGATCCCAATTGAGATCGTGTAACATATGAGAGTCGACTTGATAGATGAAGTCATACTCTGTTGTCAAGTTTAGCATATTAATATATCTTGCCCAAACACATCCGTCAGAATATTCTGGATCGATTCTTTTATAGATGACATCATCTCGACTTACGAGCACTGGTTCTGTACATGCCAATGAATCTTCATAACGAGTTTGTTCAAAAATCGAATAGACTACGTTGTTTCTATTTGATTTGGTTTGCATCATACTCTTAATGGTATGAGGAAGTAAAGGATCTTGGTACGAGCATACTGAAACAAAAATATTCATTGTTTAATCTCTTCTTTTTGCATATTAAATTTCTTTTTCACTCCCATAAACTTTCGATAGTATTGCTTATCGTCACCAGGAATGAGATTTGTAGTTTTATCTATCATCTCATCAGTAGCAGGACCAACAGAAGCAGTAATATCCTTGTTGAGGAAAGGAATTACATGTATTAAAGGTTCTCCGGCTTTGATGTGAACATTACATTCTCTTTTTGGCATGCAAATAAAGTTGGTGACATGAAAGTTTTTATAATCTACCAAACCTGGAGTCACGTATAGATCATCAAGAAAGGTAGAGTGATAGAACGCCGGCATTAGCAGCGCGCTGATATTTTTTTGAGTAAAAATTTTCCAAGGAGATGGAAATAGAATGGCAGCAGGATTAATTCCAACTGGTGTAAAAGCACCATCTACAAACTTTTCTTCCATTGGGACCCCATTATCAAATCCACGATCTCCTCTTGAGCCCTTATCTCCGAGATACCATGAAGTGCCAGCTTTATTTGCCATGATATGAATATCTACCCATGCAGGAATGATATATCCAAACTGAGCATAGTCTAAAATTCCCGGGCAGTATGGCATGAGATGCTTACCATACTTGTCTTGTTGGACTTTACGAGTATTTGTTGGAACATCGACGGCTCGTTCAACAGAAAAGTTATGATAAGACAACTTCTTCGTGTCTACGAATTGAATATCTTTCTTTGGTTTCAAAAAAGAAAACATCTCTTTCATTTTCTTGGCACTCTCAGTTCTTTCGTATATACACTTCTACGTGTGTTTTGCATCTTCGTTATGATATTAACCAGGCGTTGCTCGTCATCTTTCATGTTCCTGATAGTAGGTTTTGATGGAACGGCATCACGCTTAATTGGAATTGCAATTACCAAAGGAGTTCCTGCTAGCAAAAGCACATCAGCATTTGGTGTATGCCATATTGCAGGAAAATTGACTTCTTTTGGATATGTATCAGTATCGACTAATCCTGACAGACATGTGAAATGACTTTCAAAGTTATTAATCGGAGCTATAAAAAGAGTCGACCAACCTGGAGCTGTTTTTACGATCCATGGATTGACAAACTTTAAAGGAGGCGCAGGAAAACCTGGCGCATTTCTTTCTCCCAATTGTCGAATGTCATGAAACTCGCATACGTTGATTTGTGGAGAAGACGTGACTTCAATCGTACTGCAGTCATGATTTGATCTAACTGTCAAGTCGCCGATAAGAGGAATAACATAACCCAACGACATAGCATCGATCATTGGCATACATTTTTTTGCAGTGAAACTATGTGATCCAGTCCAGTCACGATCATCTCGCCCATCTGTAATGAGCGGAGGAATTCTCTTATACCACTCGGGTATATGTTTAGCTGCAGGTTTTGGGTGTGGTAAACTGGCTACGTCATCACGATGGCAATAAAACTCAATGATAGGTTTCTTCTTAAAAGGATTCCAACTTAACATTCTCTTTCACCCATTACCCATGCTACAAGACTTCTACGAAAACCAGAAGTGACTGGTGCCACGCGATGCGGCATCCACGAAGCGAAAAATACGATGTCACCTTTATTCGGTTTAAATGAGACTTTGCTTTCAAAATTTCCAGTATTTACGATCTCTAATTCTCCACCTTCATATTCAGAAGGATCTGAAAGAAGTAGAGATGCAGATATCTTTCTTATATATTTCTGCCAACCGAACTCGACATCCCAGTGCCAAGTATAATGTTGGTTTGGTCCATATTTGGTATATTGAAACGCCTCGACACCTTCAATGTCATACATAAAGTTGTCGTAGTTGACTACTGATATAATTCCAGACATTCTCTGAAATAACCAGTCGCTGTGTTGATCATGATGGATCCATGAGATATCTGAATCACGCGTTTCGACTGGGGCCGGAGCATTCTTCTCTAGCCCGACTTTACCTTTTTCAAACTCTTGAAGTTTTTCGAGGTCGATGATTTTATCGACTTCTTCAGGAGTAAATCCTCCTGTCCATACAGCAAAGCAGTTCAATTGTTTCCCATACTTAGGGATATTATATGGCATAGTAAATCCTTGTCAAATCACTTATTCAATAGTAATATCTATATATCCTCCAGGAGCTACAGTTACCGAATGTGATTGACCATCCGGATAAGAATAGTAGCTTGCCGTCTGACTATTTATTACAGGAGCAGGTGTACCTCCGGCATTTGATCCTGGGAAAGTAATGCCTAGAGCATTCGATGGATTTCCTGGAACAGCTGGAGTTGGCGTATTAAAGTTTTGTGGACCATTTGTTGCTGGATTAAAGTTCTGTGGACCGTTTGTCGCTGGGTTGAAATTCTGCGGTCCGTTAGTCGCAGGATTGAAATTCTGAGGCCCATTGGTTGGCGCGTTGTAGTTTGCAGGGCCATTTGCTACGTTAAAGTTTTGTGGACCATTGGCTACGTTAAAGTTTTGCGGGCCATTGGTAGGCGCGTTGAAGTTTTGTGGGCCATTTGTCGCTGGATTAAAGTTTGCAGGACCGTTGGTTGCAGGGTTAAAATTCTGAGGACCATTCGTTGCAGGGTTGAAGTTTTGCGGGCCATTCGTTGCAGGGTTAAAATTCTGAGGACCATTTGTCGGCGCGTTAAAGTTTTGAGGACCTCCAGTCGGAGCATTGTAGTTAGCAGGACCATTGGCTACGTTGAAGTTCTGAGGCCCGTTAGTGGGTGCATTGAAGTTTGCAGGACCATTCGCTACGTTGAAGTTCTGAGGACCATTGGTTGCAGGGTTAAAGTTTTGGGGGCCATTAGTCGGTGCATTGAAGTTTGCAGGACCATTGGTAGCAGGGTTAAAGTTTGCTGGCCCATTTGAAGCAGCGTTAAAGTTTGCAGGACCATTGCTCGCTGCATTAAAGTTTGCTGGCCCGTTTGAAGGAGAGTTATAGTTTGCAGGGCCATTCGAAGGCGCATTAAAGTTTTGCGGACCTGGAGATGGAGGACCAGGAGCATTATAAAAAGCCGGTGTATATCCAAATTTTGGACTGATAAATGCATTTGTAGCTTTATTGCCCGGTATGCCTGGAACTACGTTATAAGTACCGGTCGCATTTCCTGGAACGACGTTATATCCTACCACGTTGCCTGGATTTACGTTATAACCTGACACGTTACCTGGAACGATGTTATAACCTGACACGTTACCTGGAACGACGTTAAACGTACCAGTGGAATTTCCTGGAACGATGTTGTAATTGGCTACTGGACCAGGAACTTTGTTAAACGTACCTGTTCCTGTTCCAGCAACAATGTTAAACGTGCCAGTTCCTGGGAAAATAATGTTATAGCCAGAAATATTACCTGGAACTTTGTTAAACGTGCCGGTTCCTGGGAAAATAATGTTGTAGTTGGCAATATTTCCTGGTACGATGTTGAAAGTACCTGTTCCTGTTCCAGCAACGATGTTAAACGTGCCAGTTCCTGTTCCTGGGACGATGTTAAAAGTTGAACCAGTACCTGGAACTTTATTAAACGTACCGGTTGCATTTCCTGGAACGATATTAAAAGTACCAGTCGAATTTCCTGGAACGATATTAAAAGTACCAGTTCCTGGGCCAGGAATGATGTTATACACGCCGGTTCCAGGATTTAAGATATTAAACGTGCCAGTTCCTGGGAAAATAATGTTGTAGTTGGCAATATTTCCTGGTACGATGTTGAATGTACCAGTCGCATTACCAGGAACGATGTTGAAAGTTCCAGTGGCATTGCCAGGAATTACGTTATAAGTTCCAGTGGCATTACCGGCAACGATATTAAATGTTCCAGTTCCGGGGCCAGGAACGAGTGCAGTTCCTGTGCCACCTCGACCAGAAACAAGAACGCTGTTTCTGCCATAAGGAATCGCGATGTTTCCTGGACTGTTAAACTTGGTCGTTCCAGTTCCAGCTCCACGCCACGTTTTCTCTAATGTAAACTTTGAACCACCACCGATACTCATTATGCGGCGCCCTTCACCGTCAGAGAAACAATCCAAGAAGTACCAGCATCATAAGTCATCAGCGACCAGATATCGAGAGCATTCGCGGTTGTTGTTGCAGGAGGAGCGACTCCGCCTGGATATTTACTGCCAGTAGGCCACGTGATCGTACGACCTCCTGTTGCATCTTGCTTCGCGGCGATCGTTCCTGCCCACATTCTCGTGGCTGGTGGGACGTTAGTCGGAGCAATTGTAATATTACCAGTGAGTGTAAGATCCCAGAAGTTGGCTGCGCCGCAATCGAGGCTATATGATCCAGTCGCTGCCGTATTAGCAACTTCGTGCTCAGTGTAACCTGTCAGAATTGGTCGAGTGATGTTGTTGTTGGCCATCACAAGGTTTGCACTCATAGATGTCGGAACCGATAAGCTAAAACTTGATGTTATACTATTAGCAAAAACACTCCAAATAGGTCTTGCACCGCCAGCGGTATTTGAACTATACAATACAAAATTATCATCGCTTTGCTGTACAAAGTAAGCATATGATGATGTATTAGCTGTTTGGAATCTTAATTGTTTATCATTATTCAAAAGCATATTTGTTGCTAGTGTTGTTTGTGTAGTATTTGCAACAAAGTTTGTTCCGACTGCTAAGATAGCCGAGTTAACCGAAGAAGTAGCATTGACAAATCCAGTAATCGTAGTGTTACCTGCGGCAAGTGTAGTGATACCGCTTACTGCTTGGGCGGCACTCGTAGACTGAATTGTAGTTGTTCCAATAAACAACGAAGGCAATCTTGCAAAAGGAAGTGTGCCTGTACTGATATTTGTCGCATTGGTATAATAAGCTGCAGCTTGTCCACCAAGATTCGTCGCATTGTTAGCAGTTTGACTGAATGCCGTAGAATTGATCGTAGAGAATACCGTAGAGTTTCCTGCCTTTAATAAGCTGACTTGCAAGTTTGCATACGAAAACGATGCGTCGGCGACGTTGATCGTATTATTATTTGCAACAGCCGTTTCATCTCCATATGTCGACATGAGGATGAATTCTTTTGTATCTGGACTACGAACAAGACCAGCATGGTTTGTTGTATTACCTGATCCACTATAGTGACCAGTGAATCCAATCCAAAGCAAGTCGCTCGGGTTATTCACAGCTAATTTAATCAGAGGATCGGCAACAGAAAGAGTTTGTACGTTAGTTGAAATCAAGTTACCAGTAATTGTAAGGCTTCCACCGACTGAAACAGAACCATTAAATGTGCCGTTTGCAAAAGTTGGAGAATCTGTTGTTCTCAGATCTTGATTCATACGGTATGGAAGACGAGCTTCAGCAAGAGTACCGTTGTTTGCATTCGAAGCATTCGCTGCAAATGCGATAGCATTCGTGTAAGCAGCCGCGGCATTCGCTGCCATGGCGGTGTTAGCTGTACCTATTTTTGTGTCTGTATAAGATACAGCATTGGTATAAGCAGCTCCTGCGGCAGTGAGTGCTGTTTGAGCGTTTGTATTGGCAGTGATAGCCGCATCATATGCAGTCTTCACATTGTTAGCAACTGGCACTAACGCGACCGAAGTATTGCTAATCGAGTCGACAGAAGGAAGACGAGCGAATGCTACTGTACCAGAAGCCAGATTCGTTGCATTTGCTGCGATCGTAATTGCATTGGTATATGCAGCTCCAGCATTCGCGACCATTGCCGTATTTGCTGTTCCGATCTTCGTATCTGTGTAAGTCACCGCGTTTGAATATGCTGAAGTTGCTGAAGTTGCTGCAGTATTGGCAAGCGTATTAGCAGCTATGGCCGCATCATAAGCAGTCTTTACAGAGTTGGCAGAAGCTGCTGCAGTCGGCGAAGTATTCGATACTGAATCGACAAGAAGTGTTGCGCCTGCTACAGTAGCATTTGCTGATGGAAGACGAGCGGCGTTAACTGTACCAGAAGTCAGATTGGTTGCATTCGCAGCAATTGCGATAGCATTCGTATATGCTGTGGCAGCATTTGCAAGAGCAGAAGCGGCATTTGTATTTGCAGTAATAGCAGCGTCATAAGCAGTCTTCACATTATTAGCCACTGGAATCAGTGTAATCGAAGTGTTATTGACTGCGTCGACTGTTGGAATACGAGAAATGTTTACTGTACCAGAAGTCAGATTCGTGGCATTCGCTGCAATTGCAATAGCGTTCGAGTATGCGTTTGCTGCCTTATTATCAGTATACGTTACACCGTTACTATAAGCAGTTGCTGCTGCAGTTCCTCCAGCCGTATTCGCTGCGATCGCAGCATCATAAGCAGTTTTTACCGAGTTGGCAGAAGCTGCTGCGGTAATAGAAGTGTTTGTTACTGAGTTAACAAGAATGACTGCGCCTGCTGTCGTATCATTCGCTGATGGAAGACGTGCAGAATTCACAGTACCAGATGCGAGATTGGTAGCATTCGATGCATACGTTTCTGCATATGTTCGAAGATCTGAAGCAGAGTTTCCACCAACTGTCGCGGCATTCACAGAAGTAAGCGATGCACCATTACCAGAAAAGGCAGTCGAGTTGATGAAGCTGGATACTGTAGTATTTCCGATTGCGATCACCGAGGTATTGACAGTCACGCCTCGAACATAGATCGAGCTATTCGTTGTGTCTATACCTACAACCGCAAACATTCCAGTTCGAGAAATTTCACCGTAGTCTGAATAGAGTACGTTAGCAACAGCATAATTTTTTGAAGTAATCAGTTTATCATGACTAACTGCAGCGTAATATGTGTTGGTAGATTCTGTCAGGCTATCTGTAAATGAAAGTACAGTTCCTGTAAGAGTGGCAACATCATTTGCCTGAGAAACTGTTAAATTACTCGTTGAAATGTTAACAGTATTTGTAACATTTAGAGCAAGAGATACGTTGACTGTCGCAGGAAGGCGATTCAGAGAAAGTGTTCCAGTCGTGAGATTGCTAGCATTCGCAGCAAAAGCAACTGCATTATTATATGCATTGGTTGAAGAACCGGTCGCGACTGCTACGGCATTACCATAGGCATCTGCTGCTTTACCGTCTGCATAGTTGACTGCGTTAGCGTATGCATTGTTTGCAGATTGACTGATGCTGGTCGAGTTAATGGCAGTCCCATTAATTATGAGCTGACCGTTCGAAATTACTACGTTTCCTGTAGTAACCGTTACACCATTTGCGGCAGTTAAGCCGTTCTTAACGCGAAAATTATTTGGAGTTGCCATCTGGTTCCCTATCCCTCAGATTTTATCTTTATTTATACTTCTATCGCAAGACGACGAGTTTTTACTGTACTCGCTGAATTGGAAGGAGCGACGAGCAACTCTACATAACCAGTATTAATATTTGCACTTACGTTGCCGAGTGATGTGTTTGAATAAACTGTGCCGTATTCAGTAATATAAACTTCTGTACCATCATGAATAAGCAAAACTTCTGTCACGTGATAGTCAGTACCCGAAGTGATTTGTACATAATATTTAGCAGATCGATAATTAGCGGCACTAAAAGAATCGACTGTCGTATTTGATGTGGTGTTTGTTGTTCGAGTGTTTGAATCTGCGACTAAAACAGAAAGCTGAGGAGTTACAGAAACAATTTCTACGACGTCAGCAGCAAATACGTTTGAAGTAAATGTAATAGCACCAGAGTTTGTTGTCAAGTAATCTGTTGTAAGAACTTGTTTCGAACCGTTCAGGTATACGCTTTCGAGTCCAGCGGTATACGAAAGAACATCTGTATTATCATCTGCGCCAGTAATAACGGTAGTATTCGAAGCGATAGTGTAGGTGTAAGTTGCAATACTTGCATATGTATTGCCTCCACCGCCTCCTACTCCCCAATAAACGCCGGATCCGTTTGACGTGAGAACTTGTCCCGCGGTGCCTGAAGAACCGTTGGCGACAACTGTAGTGACAGCGAGAGAAGAAAGATTTGATCCAACTTCGAAGATGGCATTGGCTGCATCTGAAGAGAATACTTTACGGTCAGTTAAGTTGACCGCGAATTCGCCCTTATCAATAAAGGCCGAGTTTGCTACGTCAGTAGTATTAGCTGTACGACCAGCGACTGTCGTGCGCTTGAATTGAAACTTATTTGCCATTCTCAACCTCTATATAGAGTAACTAAGCGGTTATGTAAACCTCTAATATTCTATTTATACAGAAGTATCTTCAGCTTTTTTGTTTTTATTTCCAAGCTTCTCGAGATCAACAATTTTTGCTTGAAGACTGGCCATGGCTTTATCAGCCATGACCAGTTTCGTTTCTAGCATTACGTTCTTACTTGTAAGATCATGTACACTCGCGAGTAATCGATTGATATACTCATTTACAAATTCAGCTTCCATAAATTAGAACGTGCCTCCATCAAGATTTCCGTATACTACGGATGTTCCGTTTGATTGTAGAATTTTACCGTTTGTGCCAGCAGTAAGAACGGTAGCTGTTCCAGCGCCGTTACCTACAAGAATTGCACCAGAGGTAATTGAGCTAAGACCAAGACCACCTGAACCCACAGCAAGCGGAGTCGAGAGAGTAAGAGTATTAGCAGTGATACCAACCGCAAGCGTAGAGTTTGCAGTAATAGTAACGTTAGTAGCATTCGAAATTAAGCCACCTGATTTCAGATACGCTTGGAGAGTACCTGTTTCGTAGCCTGTGCCTGATGTATCAACAGTTGTTGTTGGCGCAGTTTCAAGACCGACAAAGATCTTATAGATGCCATTATCTGAAGCGTCTCTGAAGAAACCTGTATGCTCATGCGCACCAGAATCTCCAGCTTCGTAGTTTCCGTAGAAACCAATGTCAAGAAGATCAGATGCGGTGTTATTAGCAGCAAGTTGGATCAGAGAGTCTTCGACAGCCAACGTAGCAACGTTGATTGTAAGCAGATCTCCGAGAACAACAAGGTTACCGCCAACTTCCATATTACCGGATGTTGAAAGGCTTGTTAGGCTGAGTGTTGTATTAACATGTAAACCAGCAGAGTTAACTGTGAGTGTCGAACCGGTTGTAAGACCAACTGCATCTGCAGTGACATTAATACCGTTAGCAGCACCAACATGAACGCCTGTCGAGTTAGCTACAAGGCCAGCACCACCTACTACGTTGATACCTGCTGCATCAACAGAAATACCATTCGCAGCCGCAGCAAAGACGCCCGATGCGTTAGCTGTAATACCATTATTTGCTACGACAGCAATGGTTGCCGCGGCACTTTCTTGTGAAATTGTACCAGAAATACCTGCACCAGCAGTGATGCTCTGTACGTAGTCGCCTGATGTACCCGAACCAAGAGCAACGTCGCCTGTTAGTTGCGATGTGGCAATTGAGAGTGCAGCAGCGTTAACATAAACACCTGTTGCATTCGAAACAAGAGTATTGTTACCAGCTACAACGTGTACGCCTGTCGAGTTTGAAGCAATACCGCTACCAGCAACAACAGCAAGCGTTACCGCATTACTTTCAGATGCAGCATTTCCAGAAAGACCGTTGCCAGATGTGATAGTAGCAACGTAGTTGCCAGATGTACCTGAACCAAGAGCAACATCACCAGTTAGCTGAGATGTAGCAATCGAAAGGTTGGCTGTATTAACATGCAGACCGATAGAGTTACTTACAAGAGTACTACCAGCTTTTACGTGTACGCCAGTCGCATTTGCAACAAGACCGCCGTTTGTGCCAGCAAGAACGTTAACACCACCAGCAGTAACAGAAATACCGTTAGCGCCAAGCACTTCGATACTGTCTGCATAAACGTTGATACCGTTACCAGCGCCAACATCAAGAGTGACAGCACCTGACGTGCCACCACCTGTTAGACCGGCACCAGCCGTAACTTCTGTGATATCAGCGGCAGTTGGTGTTACCCAATATACCGATGTGCCGTTCGATGCAAGAACTTGTCCTGCAGAACCGGTCGTGCCATTCGCTGTCAGTGCACTGTTAGCAACAATACCGCCATTGAATGTGACAACGTTAGCAAAGCTGTGTGTGTTTGTCCAAGCGTAGGTCGCAGCAGCATTGGTAGATACTGCACCGGCCGCTTGCCAGAAAACATTACCGCCAGCATCGGTTGCCAGCATATAGCCAGCGCCAGGTGTTGATGTACCGTTAGCAGTAATCGACTGAACGGTAAGGTTTGCAGTTTTTACAGCATCGAGATAACCGGTGCCGTTAGCAACGAGTGCTTGGTTGGCGGTCAGTATACCAGGATTAAACTTACCGGCAATGGTGATTGACGCACCATTCGAACCAATAAATAAGTGATCGCCATTTGCTGTAAACGCTAATTCACCGTTAGCTAATGTTGGCGCATCAGCTGTCGTTAACGACCTTTTAATTTGAATTAAAGTGCCATCCGTGGCCATAGCTTTATTCCTTTAGGTTAAAATGATCCGCCATCGAGATCCAGATTGAGATCTGCGATTTGTAATTGTCTCACCTCATATTTATCATTTTGAGAATTGTACACTAATGTAGCTCCATTCGTGACGTCAACAGTTTTAACGTCCGTAATGTTTTCAATACTTCTTATTTCCTGAATTTGATTCTTCAGAGTTATAGGTCCAGCAGAAGACAATCTGCCGTTGTTATTTGTGATTGTAGCAACTAAACGAGATGCACCTGCCATTATCTTGTAACTCCTGGTGTAACTGTGACGATACCTTCAACAAGACGAGAAACTGTTCCGCTGCCATCGGTTAGCTCGCAGTCGTATACGTATCTTCCTGCTGTAAGACCATTTGTGGTATTTGCCGACATCGAAAGAGAAACTACACCGGTCACGGCAGTAATCGAAACTGTAAATGCAGTCTGAGCAGAAGAAGTATAGTGCTTACGCATCTGAGCAGCACCTGTAAATCCTGTAAGATTTACGATGTTACCATTTTCATCAGTCACATCAATAGACGTAGCAAATGAAGTGCCTTGATCTATTACTATGTTTGCTTTCAGTGCCATTTATTCTTCTACCGTGTTATGAAAAACTATCTGATGTTAAATCTATAAACCAATATTTAGTTGTTGCGCCATCAGACGCCGACACATTAAATTGCTGATTATTATAACCGCCTGTATATACTGCACGGAATGTAATCGATGAACCGCTACCTCCACTTCCGAAGTTAGCATATCCATTAAATCCATCTCCTCCAGTATAAGTCCATACTACACTCGAAGAAGCATTAATAGTAACCACTGCATCCGCGGTATACTGATTATCAGAAAGATAGGTCGGCGATCCGCTTGTTCCACCATCAGGAGAAAAAGTGACTAATGGTATATCTGCGTAAGGACGAATACCTACATATTGCCACGCAGATCCATTCCACATTTTAACCGCGCCAAAATCTTGACTCCCGACCCATGATGAGCCGTTCCAATATTTAACTGCTTTGGCGGTCGAAAAAGCTAGAGGCACTTATTATGCTCCTGGTGCAGTTGGCCAAATGACATCTGCGGCATTTGTATAAGTCTGAGTAAGATCTCTGAGTGCTTGACGATACGTAGCCCAAGCGGTTTTATCTCCAGGCCAATCTGCCATTTGAGTATAGTCAGATAAAGCTAGAAGATTATTTCTTTTCGATTTAATTTGTTCCCAAGTAATTACCACGACTCGATCTTGCAAAACAAGTTTTCCTTGTGATAAAACCAATTCTTTATTTTGCATATTCATACCATGGAGAAACTGCTCGTGTTTCTCTTTGGTAATTTCAATAATATCTTGCGGCAATGACGGATACCCAAAATCAGTATCGTAAAAACCTTTTGTTGTTGGGCTGTAGTAAATTGTCATTTTATTAATATCCCATTGCTAACCAGTAACCAGTGTGAGAAGTTTCATCTCCATTAAACCAACTGAAACCAGTTGTCGATACACTATAAATGGTTGCACCTTTCGAAGCTTGTCCAAATACACCCAGATCTCCTACGCCGTTCATTACTGCTCGACCGACTGTAGTAAATGATGTTGGGAAGGTTCCAGATCCTGTATTATTCGGAGTAATAGATACCGTTCCCCACTGAATAATTGCTCCGTTTGGCAACTTAGTCCATCCATTTGACGAGAGACTTTGTGTATATCCAGTAGTTCCAGCTGTGTCGATCCAGATATCACCAGCTGCAGAAGCAGTAGGTTGAGTCCCTGTTACAAAAACTTGACCGCCACTTGTAAATCCTGAAGTGACGTGTCTGAGAATAGGCGCAGCGGCTGAAGCTGCACTTCCTTGTGCACCTTGTGGTCCAGTTGCACCTTGAGCACCCGTTATACTTGTGCCTGCTGCACCTTGAGCACCGGTTGCGCCCTGTGCGCCAGTTACACCTTGTGCACCTTGTGGTCCGGTTGCGCCTTGAGCACCGGTTGCACCTTGAGAACCTTGAGGACCAGCAACCGTCGAAGCAGCACCTTGTGCACCTGTAAGACCTTGCGGCCCCTGTGGTCCTTGTGCACCTGTAATACCTTGAGCACCTTGAGGGCCAGGAACTGTCGAAGCAGCGCCTTGTGCACCAGTTGTTCCTTGCGGTCCTTGTGCACCTGTAATACCTTGAGCACCTTGAGGTCCAGTTGGTCCTTGAACCGAAGGTCCTTGTGGTCCTTGAGAACCGGTTGTTCCTTGAGCACCTTGGGCTCCAGTTATACCTTGTGCTCCTTGTGGACCAGGAACAGTCGAAGCAGCACCTTGAGCACCGACTGGTCCTTGCGAACCAGTTGCGCCTTGAGCGCCTTGAGCACCAGTTGCACCTTGCACACCTTGAGGTCCAGCAAGTGCAGACCAATAAAGAACGCCGTCAGCACCATTTGACGAGAGTACGTAACCCTTTACGCCAGCCGATTGCGTAGGTAAAAGATTATTAACATTTCCTGCAGTACCACCGCGATTCACTGGAAGTGTACCGACAGTAATAGCAGATGCATCAACAAACACACCTGCAGCATTCACTGTTAAACCAGCATTCGCTACGAATCCAATCGTAGGATTTCCAGAAACACCATTACCGTTTGTTACGCTTATGCCGTTCGTGGAAGCAATCGATACTGTCGTGCCGGTTCCTGTACCGGTTCTCACCACGATACCATTCGCCGAGATATTGTATACGGTGTTAGCGTTGCTTGCTGTGCCAGTATAGAGAGTCGAGTTAACGCCTGCACCACTTCCGAAGTTGACTGTATTCGTAACAGTAATATTATTTGCAAAGACGTCGAAGCGAGCAGTCGTAGTACCAAGAGCTCCACCGTTTGCATCTGGTCGTAACGTTCCGTAAGACGTCGTATTAAATACGAAAGCGTTAAAACGATTTGAAGTATTACCGAGTGGTTGTTGATCTGCTACGAGAAGAACACCACCTTGACCGATGGTAACGTTAGCATATACAAGAGATCCATTCACTACAAGGTTACCAGATACAACGAACAAGTCGTTTTTAAAGTGCGCGTTGGCTTCTACGTCGACACGATCATAGAAGATCGCGTTGCCAGAAGCAACTAGACCGTTATCAACCTTAAATCTATTATTTGCGCCTGACATATTTTACCTTACTTAATGAATTGAGCAACAACTTTTGCAGCAGTGCTAGATCTTGTTTGATTGACATATACTCTTACGTTTGCAGTAGCCACGTTCGCAGAGAAAGTACCAAGTAAGCTGACTCCAGAATTAGCAGAAACCGGTGAAGAAACTGTACCGTATGTTGTGAGCTGCGCAGTCGAATTATCATGAGCAAGTAGTACTTCAGAGATCTGTGTATTACCTGCGTTTTTCAATTGAATGAGAAGTTTGGCTGTACTATAATCTGCTTTTGGATATTCGAAGACCAGAAGATCTGAACCGGTCGTAGCTCCAAGGTTTCCGTTTGCAAAAACATCAACTACATGTTCAGTCTTGAAAGTCACGATGTTTGCATGTGTAGCAGGACCAGTCACTGCGAGCGTATTCGCTAGAGCGGTTGCTCCTGTTACTCCAAGAGTATTTGAAAGCGATGTAGCTCCAGTTACAGTGAGCGTATTCGAAAGATTAGTATTTCCTGTTACAGCAAGCGTATTTGCAAGAGCAACGTTCGAACTGACTGTCGCAGCACCTACAACCACAAGATGACTTGTCGGAGTTACCGTTAGATTCGCAGATGCAGTGATCGATCCATTACCAACTACTGTGTTAAACGTTGCGTTACCTACAAGTACAGTAGTAGCATTTGCAAAGACATTCGCACCGACTGCAACAACTGTTTGGTTGGCAGTGACGATACCAGCAGAGAATCCTGTAGGTGTAACGTTAGATGTCGATGTTGTATTGGCAATGCTGATGATTCTTGTGTTAGCAAGCGTGGTATTCGAACCTTCGGCTGCATAGAATCTGACAGCAGTATGTTCAGCAGAGTTGAGACTATTACCTACAAACACTCCGCTGCTATTCGCTACTGTATTACCAACCGTAGCAGATCCAGTTACTTGAACTGTACCACCATTTGTGGCATTAGCAGTGACATTGGCGCCTAGCGAGATCTGAATAGTATTCGCAGTAAAGATGCCAGTTTTGAATGCGTTCGGTTCGATGTTTGCAGTGGCACTCGAGTTAGCGATGCTAATGATTCGAGTATTTGCAAGAGTTGTATTTGAACCTTCAGATGCAAGGAATCGAACTGCAGTTACTTGCGAAGAGTTTAAAGTATTACCTACATATAGACCGCTGCTATTTGCAACAGTGTTACCGACTGTGCCAGTTCCTGTTACTTGAATCGTGCCACCGTTGGTAGCATTTGCAGTCACGTTGGCACCAAGCGAAACTTGAATAGTGTTAGCTGTAAAAATGCCAGTCGTGAAACTGATAGGATCAATATTTGCAGATGAAGTGCTATTTGCAATGCTGATAAGCTGGTTGTTTGCGAGTACAGTATTGCTACCTTCTGATGCAAAGAATCGAACGCTCGTCATCTGGCTATTTGTAACAGTGTTGCCTACATATAGACCGCTGCTATTTGATACACTGTTACCTACTGCACCTGATCCTGTGACTTGGATCGTACCACCATTCGTGGCATTGGCAGTGACGTTGGCACCCAATGTAATTTGAATCGTGTTCGCTACGAAGAGCCCAGTGCTAAAGCTAATTGGATTCATTGTAGCAGTGTTAGTACTATTTGCAGCAACGACAGCGAATGCGGTTGCTGTTGTATTTGTGGTCGAGTTGGACTGAACCGTCAGCTTTGTCGTGTTGGCGACAAGATTTGCACCTGTCAAACCAGCATGTAGACCATACTGCCACATGAATGTGTTCGAAGAACCGTTGGCAACTTCGAGACGAATCTCGGTCGAGTTAACATTGCTCAGAACAGTGTTCGTGCTGATCATCAGATTGGCAAACGAACCGTTAACGTTTCCGCCCTTCATCCAGTTTGTAACAACGAGATTGTTAGCGCCAAATGTTCCGTATAGCTGAGCTGTTCTTGGAAACGCGGTGTTACCCGTGTTTGCATACGTACTGTTTGCAGTAATGATTTCTGTCGAGAGCGCGTTGAGAAGTTCATTGGTCTCGAGGAGCCAAATCTCAAATGAGTCGGTAATTACATCAACATTAGCTACTGGTCTTGACATTAATTTCTTCCATTCACTACTTGTAAGAGTAGAGTTTTAATTTCTTTGAGATCGTCTTCGACTGCACTTATTCTATTTGACAGATCTTTGCTATTCTTCACTTTTGATCTCTCTGCTACAAACTTTGCATAAGATGCATTATCTGTATTTATGAAAGCTCCAGTAGAAGTATCTTTCATGAATCCATCGGCTTCAGTCTTCACTAACATTATGCCGAAACTCCGATAACTTGAATAGACTCTACCTTTGGAACAATGTGAGATTGAGTTGCAAGAAGAACGATCTTAATTTGCATCGATGTATAGCGATCGAACTCTACATATTCTGAGTTGACATATCTTACAGTGTTATCATTTTCAACATTGTTCCATGCAATATTTCTGTACTTCAGTTTATCGATAACAATATCTGATCTTGTAACTCCGGCCGACACGAGACTTGAAGTTGTAATGTTTCGATATGTGCTGATCGCAGTAGTATTTGCTGCCGAGACGACAAACACTTCATGATTACCAAAGTCTTGATCTTTGATTCGAATCAAGTCGCCAGCAGTGACTGTCGCAGAATGATTACTCGTTGTAGTAATGGCATTCGAACCGTAAGTAATTGATCCAGTTCCAGGAAGAGCGGCTTGAAGTTCAGGAGCCGTATCAAATCCATATGTAAATTCGTACATGTCATTTGGATCTGTCGAGCTAAAGCGATCGATATTATCTTTCAATACAAGCGGAGTCCACGCTTTGCTTTGGAATGATTCTCTGTCTGCCGCGTTATGAACTTTTGCATAGACTTTGATTTCTGTTCCAGCAGGACGATAGCCTGTCAGATATACTACGATATCTTCTGCATATTTGTCTTCAGCAAATTTAATAACTTTTGAAAGATACTTCGATTTAGCGAGACCGTTTGCACCAGTTTCAGTGTCATAACTAGCAATGCTGCTAAGTCCTACTGTTCTTGTCTCTGTGTAAACGTTGTTGATGTCATTTTGATAGAAGTAGAAATCAAGTTCGCGTGTCGTTGCATAAGGAACACTGAAGCGGTCGATTTCGGCACTGCTCACAACAATATTCAGATTCGCGACAACTGATTTTCTTCTGTCTCCAAAAAGATTCGAGCTCTTTGAAGTATCAACTTCGACTGAGCGAGATAAGATATATCCTGTCGATGACGTATCATTCATTTGAAGAAGATTAATATTTGTTGATGTAGAAGACAACTGATTCGCAGAGTTAGCAATCTTATAGTTAAGAGTGAACGTAGATCCAGAAGGATTACCGATCAAGAACGAAGGCTTGAAGTTATCAACAGGATAGCTATCGATAGAAGCAATGTTTGCAGTTGCTCCTGATCTTTCTCCTATAATTCTGCCGCCGCTCACAGCAAATTTATTTGTAGCATTTGCTGAAGAGTCGACTAAAATTAGTTTATTTTTTGGATAATCTATGTTATAAGCTAAACCTACAGGCGGAACTTTATAGCCGATTCCAGAAGCAGAGAAAGATGGCAAGCTTTCAATTGTCATATGTGTGGCATTCGTGATAGCATTGACAGATAGAATCTGTTTCGCACCGCCGCTCTGAACTAAAATTTTAGCTCCGCCAAAAAGATTAGTAAATGTGGTTGCAATACCAACTACGTTTAAACTGTTCGTAGAAACTGTGACAGTGCCGCTGGCATTCGCGATGTCTTGATAGATGTACTCTCCGCCGATGAAAGCACCAGTGTTAGTATTGTCGATCGTAAAGAATTCATAATCTTTATTTACAAGACTGATTGTAATGTTATTGGCAGTGTATCTGGCCACCTTCACTTTAAACTTCAGATCTCTGTCGCTCAGTGAACGATGAGCAGAAGTGTTCGTAGGAACATATAGCTTACCGCCGTGTGTTCCTCTTGAACCTACAGACAAGGTGTTAGTAATCTGACCGTCGGTTACGAGTCTATCTCCGAGCACGTTTTGCCATACGTCGAATCCAGGATCAGTAAATTGAAGAACTAAACCGTAATACTTTCCAGTCGCCAAACGAACAGGATCTTTAAATCCGATTGCTGTTGCCGCCGAAGCATCTTGAGAAGTATTAATCAAATCATACTGAATAAGAGTCATAGAGTTTCGAAGTTGACGCGTCTCAAAAGGAGAATCGTTTTCTACCTCGCAAATCCATGCGATGACTGGAGGAGCGACCGCGCCTGAAACGGTGGCTCCACGCACAGGCTTAGCTTTAAAGAACACGTCGATGGATGTGAGCATGACTTCAGGAGCGTTAGCTACTGTTTGCGGATTCACGTAAAAGGTTTGAATATAGTTAAAGCCAGACATGCATTTCCTCTTTTATTTTTATTATTTATCTACTACTCTATTGATCTTATGGTATATTGAAATTTATCTGTGTTTCAAAGTTTCGAAGATCGAGTCTGAGCACGTTGTAAGTACCACTTGGATCAATGAATGTATCAACTGCTGATTCGGTTGCATTTCCACCACGCGGAGTATTTGTTGTGGCGTCACCTTGTGCAACTGAAGTAGCGGTTGTTGAAGGAGCAACATTCAAGTAGTCAGTATTTGTAACAGGAAGATTAGAATAGTAAGCAAGAGTAATTGCGCCTGCCGCTCTCGAAGTTCCATCAGTGTTTTCAATTACAAATCGTTTTTGTCCAGCAATATTAGAGATGATACGATTTTGTGCCGTAGCATCGGTTGCTGCTTCATCGAGACCAGCATCATAATAAAAATCGAATGTCATGATGCCGTTTTCATCGCTTCGAAGCCCAGTAGTATTCGTCGTAGATGTTCTTACTTGTGAACACTTCGAAGTTCTGTTTTCTCCATCAAACGTAAACGTATGATTCGTATTCGGCTTCAAGCCAGATACAGAAATTACAAACTTCTGAGAATCTGCAATATAAGACTGTTCTACTCCTCTGTCTAAGTCGAAATAATTAAACAGTGAATTGGTAATTGTAAATGAACTCGGGTTTACGTTATGTACTGCACCATTATACTCGAAGGTATTTGGATTCGATACCGTAATTGTCGAAGTTGTTACAGAATCTGTAGGATATTGCAGAAGGTAACCATAAGTTCCTGTTCTGCCTTGTCCACCAAATAGACCTCCGCGTTTCTTACCCTTGTATATTCTCACTTTTGCATATTGGCCTGCAGCAGGATCATGCGTCCATGTGATCTTAAATTGATCTTCAAGGAAAGTACCAGAATCGATACCGGTTGGATATGACTTACGCTCAATGCTTCCAACATGCTCGACTCCACGACCATCATTGAGTTGGTTTATTTGATAGAGTCTGGAAATATCAGCACTGGTAATAGAAGTCGCAGAAGCAGAAGTTTGAGTGGCTGTCCATGGTCCATTTTCTGAAGCGCCCTGATAGACAGTTGCTGAAACAGTATTGTCTCGTGCAACCACATAAAGTTCGGCTGGTCCAGAAAGACTGCTGAATCGATAAACAAATTCTTCGAACACTGTGCCAGAATCAGAAACGCTGGTGCTTCTTTCTCTCGCTACTGTTGATTCTATTCTTTGAGTAACAGTAGTAACAACCACATTTCCAGTTGTATTTGCAACAGTATTCGCGGCGGTATTTGCAACTGGAAGAGGACCTGCAGTCGCAGCGCTCTGTTCTCCAATCACAAACTCATTATATGGAAGTGTCAGAATGCCATCTTCTTGCCCGGTTCCATCTGGCTTAAACTGAAGATTTAACTCTCTCAGATATGGGCCAAGCTGGTCGTTTTTAATAGTAGCATAAAATTCTGGATTGCCAACATCTGCATAAACATAGTCAGTGAATGGATCTACGAAGAATCCAAACTTAAATCTATCAAGTGCCGCGTCGAGGCTACTCGGAATAAATCTTGCCTTTGCGAGCGCTTCAGCAAGAGTAAACGATACGTAATACTCAAGATCTTTAATTCTCTTATCAAGACTGCCGATATCAGCCATCGTATAACGACGTTGTTGAATGCGAGTTCTTTGAGAAGCGCTGATTGAAGGCTTGATAGTATAAGTACTCTTTCTTTTTCCAGAAATGGAGCTCGCCACTTTTGTATCTGTGATAGCAATCATCTCAGCCGAAAGCACTTCTGGAAGAGAAGGATATGGTGGAATGTTGTATATTTGCAGAGTAAGAGAACTGTCTTGTGCTGGTGGCAGAACAGGAGAAATTCCTGGTTCACCGTTTCTGATTTCAAAACCGCCATTCGAATTGATAATAACTCGATCAACTCTTCCAAGATAAGAACTTACATTTGCAGACAATGTAGAGTTAGGCACAGGGAAAAATGCGCTAGCCGAAGAGAAGTAATTTGCATTCGAAGGTAGTGTAGGATTGATAATCGAAGCGGCATTTGCTCCGGCTGCAACCGAAGAAATATCAGTCACATAGTTGATTGTATTTGCAGCAGATGGGCGAAGATCTACACAATCTCTTACGTCATAATAAATTCCTGTACTTCCTTGAAATTCTGGAAGTTCCATCGTATTAATGCTTACGTCGCTTACTAGAGAAGCAAGATTTGCGCTGTCATTAATAGTGTAAGAAGAGATTGTCTTGACACCTGACGCAGATTGGAAAGCATCAAACTTAACAAGAAGAATATCATTCGCAGCAAGAGCATCGTATCTTGGTTTTCTTACAAGCTTCGAAATATCAAGGAAATCTTCATTTTGACCGCTATCAATGTAAAACTGGTTCGTGACGTCTGTAACACCGAATGTATTCTCGGTGAAGTACATCGTATTACCGGTGAACTTATGCACAGAAGTACTGTTTGAAGTGAGTGTAAGATTTGCTCCACCGCGAGTAGCAGAGAGTGCAAATCCAGATGTATTCGCATACACCGCAAAATATGTGTCACCGTTGGTTAAACCGCCGAGTACTCCGACTCCTGCCGTATTCGAATATACAAGAGAATCACCATTCGCGAATGGGTTATTCGTGATAGTAATAAACGCGTTAGCTGTTCCTGACCCCGTAATATTTGTAGCCACGTTAAACGTGATGTCTTGAACAGTGGCGTCTTTCTTCCATACTCCGCGCAGACGATATGCATCAGATACACCGAGAGGCCATGGTCCTTGAATGCCTGCGCTGTTGTTATTTGCAATACGGATTCTTGCATAGTTACCGCGATTTGATGTCTTTGCAGCTGAGCTCACGTTGTTTCTTTGCGCATTATACACTACAGAAACTGGCATCGATGCAGCGGCATTTGAAGTAGCATTCGCTACATTATTACCGAAGTAGATCGTCATAATCTGACTATTTGAACTATCTACGTTTGCCCACTTCGTAGCTTTGTTTGTCAGTGAGATCGGAATATTCTGAGGATAGTACAGTCGAATATGTCCGCCAGAATATGTCTTCGAAGATGCAGTAGCAAGTGTCAACGAAGTGCTATTCGCGATCGAAGAAATCTGATTGATTGTCGAATTTCCACCAGTTGTATTCGAAATCAATACCCAATCACCAGCCGAAAATTCTGCGGAAAGCAACGTGCCTGTTCCAGTGACAAGAGTATTTCCGAAAACCTGTACTGATCCAGTAGCAGGAATTTGAGACTTAAAGTTTCCGTTAGGAATTACAATCAGATCTCGCTTCTCAGATGTATTCAGCTCTTCTGTGTACGGGAAATATTCATTTGATGAAAGATTTAAAACAACATAACCTTCAGAATTAGAAGTTTCAGTTGTGTTGATGGTTCTGTATTGATATGTGATGTTCGATACGTTCGACGTAGCGTTCTTCAGCTTGAAAAGAAGCGATGAATCAAGTGTATCTTGAAGCACTGCGCCGAGAGTAGCATCAACTACTACGTCAGCAATTGCTTTGTTGCCGCTGCCATAATAGATGCTTCTTACGTCCTTAGTATTCTTACCGGCATTCATCTTAATGTCAAAGAGATACATTCTGTATACGGCATTCGCATTGCCCACATCTCCACTCTGATAAGCAAAAGTACGAAGTCTTGCTGTACCAATCTTCGTTCCGACTGGGGAAATTGTGGTAGAGCCAGTACTAATATAATTTGCAGGAGATCCATAAAGATCTACTTGACCACCAATGTCAAAGTTGAACGAACCAGCAAGTTCGTCGACTTCGAAGTAGTTACCGTAACCGAGACGAGTTTGCGAAGCAGGATCATTTAGCTTCGTCGTACCCTTATTCATGTTTTGCTTATAGTTGTCGATAGTTTCAATACGAATACCATTGATATAAGCTTTACCTGGATCGATGTTCATCTTCACAAGACTTGCAGTATCTGAGAACGTTCCAGAATCTTTCGTCAGTGTAAGGAACTGATCGATGACATAGTTGCCAGATTCTTCGTAGGTTCTTGCTGCTAACTGACGACCAATGACATTATAGACAGTGTCTTGGTTTACACGATACGGACGACCATCTGTGAACTCGATGATTGGAAGGAATTCTGAGTTTGCATCGGCTTGTGCTTTTGTCAGTACGCTGATGACTGGTGTCAGCTTTAGACGATCTGCGCCTGGAGCCGCATAGTTATAAGTGCCAGTGGCATTGTCAAGAAGTGACTGATCTTGATTCGAGTTGACGATGCTTTCGTTTGTATAGAAACCAACAGACTTATCAAAGCCAGTATTCGAATACTTGTTTACAACCTCAAACTGAGAAGCAACTCTCGAGAAGAAACCCTTCTGATAGATTGTGCCTTCGCCGATCGTAACACCGTAACCAGTTCCGATAGGAACGGCAGTTGCGTTTGCTACTTGAATCGTAGCAAGGAAAGTTTCTGCTGCAAGTTCGAGCTCGCCTAATTCGGTAGCAGTAAATGTAGAAGTGGTCGAGTTATTTGCGATGGTAACATGCGGTTCTACGTAGTAACCTGAACCTTGTCCAATGATCTGAACAGCAGTAACTTTACCTAGACTATCTGTTGTAAGTGAGCCGACTGCTCCTGAACCAACAATTGCAACTACGTTAGCAGATACACCAGATCCGAAGTTACGAATCTGTTCGCCAGCTGCAAATCGGAATTTAATCGTATTTGCAGAAATAAGGTCAGAATACTCCGGTCTCACCTTCAAGATAAGAGCAGAGCTATTTGCAGTTGTGTTAGCTTCGATAATCACGGCATTTGCAACGCCGTTCTGAATTACAGATCCGGTTGCAAAGCTTGCAGCAGGAGGAGCACCGCCAGTACTATTTTGTACAGCAAGTGCCGACATCACTACAACAGTGTCGCTATTACTAAACTTCGAAGCGCCATCGTTTACTTTGATATTGAAGATAGGATAAGATTTGTCGAAGACTGTAAGAGTTTCATCTGCAGCAAATGAATCTGTTTCGAAATCTGTTCCCGAACTAATATAATTTACAAACAGAGTATTAAGATCAGGCGCACGAGATTGCAGACCAGAAACTGTTTTCTTGATGTGGGCTTCTACGTTGCTTGCGTTTCTTACATACAAGTTGTTATAAAGATTGACATCGACTTGTAGACCATCTGTCGTTAAGTCGTTGATCTTGATATAAGGAACTTTATCATGCTTCGTAATCGTACAACCATCAATGATTGTGCCACGCTTGAATACGTTGTCACCAAACTTCTCAATTTGATTTTGCAAGATGGACTGGAGCTGGTTAAGCTCACGAGCTTGGACTGCGACACCAGGCTGGAACAGGACTTTATAGAAGTCCTTCTTGACGTCGAAGTCATCAAAATAAGGAGATACGTTTAGGTTGGTTTCCAGAGCCATTTAATTAAAACTCCAATACTATCTTTATAATTTCTGATTTGTTATCGTTACGAGCGATAGGATCAAGATTCTCTAAGTAAAGAACCTCGCCGCTACCGACTACAAAGTCTCCGCTGTATTTATTCAATAATGGGGAAAGCTCTGCAGAAGATACTACGCCTGCGATATCTCTAACTCCACGAGGATCAAGATTGAAGATACCTGACTTGTTACTAATCCATAGTATGTCAGAACCATCGATCTCATCGAGATGGTGGACTCTACCGCGAGGTTGCGCGTATGAAATCAAACTTTCTTGTTTAATCTCTTCGTCTTCGAGGAACGGTACACCGCCAGTACTAAATGTGCCAATAAGGCGAGTTAGCTGACGAGAGTAGTTGAAGGCACTCGCATTTCTGTCATTGATTTCAATCGTTCCAGTAATAGTTGCTGTCGTACCCGACACAGGAACTACTGTATCTCCTGACATACCACCGACTCCGATGATACGACTTCCAGAAGTAAACACTCCTGCGACATTTGACAATTCAATCTGACTTGGGCCAGAGAAAGCAACTGTTCCGCTCGCTTCTACAACGATAGCTGATACTTCACAATTATCTGCCGTAAACGAGCTGTTTGTATTTGCAGTCGTAATACGATAGTCTTGTGGAACATTGGCTACGGTCGAGATATAGTTGTTCGAACCGTCTGTAACAAGAACATAGTCGCCAACTTCAAAGGCATCTTTGTAAGTAGGAGCATCTGGATTTCTAAGAGCTACAGTAATAACTCCGTTTGATCCTGATACGCTTGCATCTCCGTTGATTGTAATGAGAGGAGCTGAAGTATATCCAGAACCGGCATTCGTAATTGTAACAGATGTAATAACTCCGGAACCGTTATTTGCAAATGTTCCAGCTGCTCCTGTTCCATCGGTTCCGGAGTTGTTGAAGACGAGTTGGTTGTTTGCAACGCTATTGTATCCTGTTCCACCGCTTACGATAGTAGCAGTAGTCGAAAGGAGACCAAAGTTTGTCTTTTGAATAGTTGTGCTTGCAGAAGTAATTGATACGTTGCCGTGTAGTTTAAGTTTTCTGTATTGATAGACTTTCTCGCCAATCGAAAAACCTGGGCCAATTACATTATTGATATTCATATCAACCTTTGTAAAGGTCGGATTCTTAATTACGCCTACTTGTCTAAAGTCATTTTCTGTTGAAATGATACCGCTCTCGCTGTTATTAAACTTAGCGCTGATGCATATTCTTTTTGCAAAGAGTTCATTGTAAGGATCTGAACCGTGACCATTCTTTGGAGAAACGATTGGGCGCAATGATGCGGGTGCAAAGTACGTAGAGCTTGATACGACCGGTGGAAGTTGAATAAACGTTTCATCGAAAATTGACGGAGGAATAGTAACAGGCTGTTCAGAAACATATGATTCAGCCTTTCGATAGTTTTCACCTACCGCAAGCAGCTCGACTCTACTGATAGAATTTGTTGAAGCTGGATCGACATATACGATACCTTCGGCTGGAGTCGATTCTTCTCCATCTCCCCAAACGAATGCGTATGGATATACTTCATAAGTGTCTCCAGCAGAAGGAGTATTAATAAACGAGGAATCAAGAATGAATTTCTTCTGTGCAGCAGTACCTTCGTAGTTAACGATTCTACGATATTCTCCGATAGCAAGACCAGAAGTCATTTTCATGACACAACCTTGATAGTAATCATCGATCGATACTGCGGTTGCAGGTGCGCCATAAAATGTAGGAATACCTTGAACAGTAATATCTGAAGTTAAGAGTGTGGCGCTGGCAATATAGTTGTCATAGCCTGCACCAGGATCTTCCACCTTAATGACTTCAATCGTTCCTCGAGTAGCACCATCGATCACAGCTGTGTTGGCAATGATAGGAACGTACTGCGAAGTAGCAAACTTTTCATACTGGGATTTTGTGATGGTGTACATGTATTTCCATACATACCCATCGCCTGTTTCGACAGGATTGAGATCGGCGGCGCTGCCTACACGAGAAGGCGCAACAGTCGAATTTACATTGATAGTATCAGTACTTTTGTTGAACAAGCACTTCCAAACATTGTATTCTGTATCGTCGTCGACAGTGATAAAGAAGTTTTTATTTTCAAGATCTCCGTCAAGATGATCATACATTGCATAGTGCGTATTTGATTCCCACAAATTCTTTTTCGCCATATGAACTACATCACCCGAAGAAATTCTCTTCGCGAAGATCATATTGTCATAGACATTTGTATCTGTATCACTTACACTATTGTTCGGAACAGGAATAATCGTGTCACTACCAGCATAAGGAATATGACGAGCGGCATACACAAAGTAATCATTGTTAGCAAAGCTATTAATGAAGTTTGCAGCTGCCGCTACATTAAAACTACTCGTAATGAGTTTTTGTGTTACTGCCATTTATTCCTCTATCGTCTTTGTCAAGAAGTGACCAGCGTTGATGTCTCCGCTAGTGCTGCCATTTGCTGTTATATTTATAGGACTTCCATTCGCGGTTAACGATAGTTTCACCGTATTTGGAGTAGTATTTACAATATAATAGTTTTGATTATTAGCTAGTTTTTCAATTCTAAGAATGTGTGTTTCTGCCGTTGAGTTAGAATAAATGCTAACCGCTTTACCAATAGAGTTCGCAAGCTTTATTGAAGTAGCGTTTGCGCTTCGAATGAAATATTCGTTACCTTCTGTAAGACCGACAGCAACAGATCCACCATTCTTTGTATACTTAACAACATCACCTATTCTAAACAGATTGTTTGCTACGCTAATAGTATTTGAAGTAATTGCATTTGTTACAAACGATAGAGACACGTTTGCTTGCACAGCCGTATTCGATGTGGTGTAAAGAACCAAGTCGCCATTTGCAAACGGATTAACAATCTTAGTCAATGTATGCAATGCCAGAGTATTACTGATTGCAACAGTATTGAGATTCAGCGCATCTCCTCCTCTTGTTTCAGAGATCTTGATACCTGTTGTATTCGCGAACACTACGTAATAGTAGTCGTTGTTCGATAGACTTGAAGAAGTTCCTACACCAAGTGTTTGCGCTTCCGACGTAGTATACTGTAAATAATCATGTACATTTAGTGGGAATGTGGTATAATAAGGATTAGTCCCTAACGATATCAGATCAGTATCATTGTTGACATCCATTACCTTAAACTTGAAACTAACATCTTCGATGTCTGTCTGAATAGTATCATTCAGAGTCGAAACGTCATCATTCGAGTTAAATTGAATTTCTTGACCAGTAGAAATGCTCGACAATGCGAGCGCAGCATCCGCTTCTTCTACGATCAATGCAGATCCAAAGAACTTCGTTCCAGCAGTGTGCATGACCTTCTTAAACATGTCAGCATATCTATCTACCGAGATTTTCGATAGAATCTCATATGAATATTCTTGGTAATAGTCTCCGTCGTGCACGTAGATATCGTCAGACAAGAATCCTTTCGAACTTCTGTAATATCCGATTCCAAGGCCATGGCCGTCAAGAATCATCTTTGCAGTACCAGCTCTGAGATTATCTTCTGATACAAAGTCAACGATTTCAGCATTTGAATATGCAAAACCTGAATCGATGACTTGAAGGGCGGTGACTTCGCCATTTGACGTCACAACGTTTGCTGTGATATCTGCATTTAATCCGATAGGATATAATTCTGTGATATCTTCAGTCACACCTATTACGTCGGCTTCGGCACCAGAAACTTCACCGATCATTGGTTCATTCGGCAACCAAGTGTTTTCGAACGTGATTCTCTTGGCAAGCATCTGAGAACTGTTACTCGATTTTACAACCGCTTTCGCAGTCGAAACAATTTCGAAAAGACTTACACTCGAGATAAGTCCGTTTGCTGTAGGTACTGTATAAGAATATAGCAAAGCGTTATTTGTAATAGGCGCAGTGTTTCCAGTCACTCTGACATAATTACGCACGACACTTTCATGAGTGTTGGAGAAGACTGAAGAAACAGTCGCATTGACAATGTTTCCTCCAACATTCTGGAACAACTTATCTTTTGGTAGGTAGCCTGGAAGAGTTGCGATCACATGTGATTCTCCGCCTGTCGAGTTGGCAGTGATGTTAATTGCAGATCCATCTAAAGTAGAAGCTAACTTAAATCCTACGTTGTTAGCAGCAACAACATAGTAAACAGCATTCGCTGTCAAACCGCTGATAGCAGTGTTACCATTTGGAATTGTATACTGAACAATTTGACCATTGGCGAACTCGTTTGTATAGCTACGTAGTTGATGACCAATCAAGTCAGGATTATAACTTCTGAGGAAGTGGCCAACACCTCCAGGATTTGCTGCTGTCAAATCTACGTTGGCTCCACCGGCTGTAGCCGAAAGCGCTAAGCCAGTGCTATTCGCATATCGAACATAATACAGAGCATTCGCTTCGAGACCGTCAACTGCTGCAACGCCGTCTGTCACGACATATCTAACTTGACCGCCATTTGCAAATAGTGTATTCGCAGTCGCAATGTTAATGAAGTTATTACTGTTCTGTACGTTAGTATTTGAGTTAAACTCTGCGACATTCGAACTCTGTGTAATATTTACTTTTGCAAGTGTATTCGCTGCTTGAGTCGTGAGAGTAACACCCGTAGAGTTAGAAGTTAATACGTAGTAGAAACTGTTGTTTGATAGGCCTGTTACGGCAGTATTTCCAGTGTCAGTAAAGTAACGAACAAGATCATTCGCTGCAAACTCATTACCAGTGATTGTAATAAAATCTGTATTCGAATTGACTTCGTCCGTAGGATTAAATGATGATGTGATGTTACGATAGAAGATAAATTCCGATGCGCTGTTGGCTTCGTACTGAGATTGCAAACTAAATGTCTTGGCATCATACGTGTTGCTGTATGCACCAGAAGAAACCTTCAGATCGTAGAACTTGAGATTTGCTTGAGATTGATTTACTATTTCTCCAGCAACAAAGTTTCTTGTTGCATTTTCAAACGTAATTACAAAGTCTTTACGATCGAAACCTGAAATGTATGGCTGATGTGCAAGAACAAATGGATCGACGTTATAGTCTTCACCTGGATTGATCTGATTGAGTGATCCAATAATCCCGATCTCAAATCTACCAAACGTCAGACATGCATACAGATTATCGAGTAAGTTGCCTTGTGGATTCTTTGGAAATCCAAAAGCATCTGAAGAGATAAACTCTGAAGCAAACACCTGATTCGCTTGTGCAATCGTAGATAATTCTGTCACTGCAGTAATTGCAGTATTCACAAGATTATTACCATAGACAATGATATTGCTATTTGCAGGAGTCGAAGTATTGTTTGTGAAACCAAAGTCGCGAATAGGATCCTTGATTAATAGATTCGTTCCTGTCACATCATAGAGTGTTCCGTGTGCAGTCTTGTATAAGAAGTGTCCGGACTCGTTGACTCTGGTCGCAGCAAACGCAGGAATATTGAATGAAGTATTAGCGAAGGTTTCTCCAGGGAAACTCGTGCTATTAATATGAATATATTTGTTTGCAGGACTCGAAAGAATTAATCCGCTGGTATTTGAGAATGCAACATAATAAGATTTGCCGCTTTCGAGAGCGGTGATTACTGTATTTCCTGCGGCAACTTCATACGTAACACGATCACCTGCAACATAGTAAGTATTAGCATTTGTAATAGTAATAAATCCTGTCGTTGCATTTGCAGCAGTCGAAGGATTGAATGAAACCTTGCGGATCTGTTGATATACTCTTTGGCCTTCATCGAATCCAGTGTTCGCTGTCACAGAGAGTTGTAGTCGACTATAGTCGAGTGTATCTTGGCTATTCGCAGCAATCAGATCTGTACCAACAAAGATTACTTCTGTTTCGCCAATCGTACCTACACCAAAACCTGCGCCTGTACCAAAACTAATCGATGAGACATTTGATGTAGTATTTGAAAGCGGAGCGACGATCTTCGAAGGGAATGAACGAACGTAGTCGCCACCGGTAATGTCGAGCGAATAAGATGTAATCTTAAAGTTGTCTGCGTTTGCAGTAGTGTATACCGTATCGGTTTCGTTCCAGTATCCTTTACGAGAAAGGAACGTTAACGTTCCGCTGTTTGATCCTGAAGCATAGTTAGCAGTGATCACCGTACCTTCAGCAACAATCGCATTCGCGCTATTGTAGATGTAGATGTTATTCGCAAAGGTAATGTTATTCGAAGAGCAAGTATCAAACTGTATGACATGAACTTGCTTCTTGATGTCATATAAACCAGCGTTCAGATTTACGTAACTGACATTCGCAAAGATTTGATTGTTGGTTTGATTAATAAGCTTATAAGTTAAACCGTAGTTATGAGCACTGCCAGTGACAGCGGTCGAAGCATTTGTCGAAAGCACAAGAGAAGTTGAATTTGTTACACTGACTACGTTACCAATCGCCACGTTGCCTGTGACATAAAGCGTAGAGTTAATGTAGTTATTATTAAAAGCAGTAGATGTTCCAGTGACTACGTTGCTAGTAGTAGTTGTAGTGATTGTGCCTGTTCCAACCTTGTAATCCCAATCCGCCATGCGCTTACTGTTCTTGAAAGCACCGCGAGCATTGGTAAGAGTAAGTTGTACTTCGCCTTCTAGCTGGATCACATTTGCCACTGTACCAGAAGCAGTAATATATCCTGCATTCTGTTGCTGTACTATATCACCTACCATAAATGTAGAAGAAGGTGCAGTAATAATAACAGCATAATCCGTAGGCACATTCATAAACTTACCAGACATTGACTTGTCTGTCAGTGTACTTGCCGTAAAGCTTATTCCTGTATTATTCGTTCCAGTATAATAGGTGGCAGACGGAACGAATACACCTGAAGTATGTGATACCGAGATAAAACCATTTGTATTTGAAGAAGGAGCAACTTCGAGTACTCTTCCTTGTGCAGCAAGCATACCATTTGCTGCATAACGGTATACTGTGTTGCCAACTGAAACGTTTGATGTGGCCGCACTGTATCCGATATTGACTACAGGTTGAACACCACGTTCGAACAGTCGGTAATAGTTTTCAGCAGTAAAATCAGCCGTCACTTCATTCAGGTTTAATACTTTCTCAGAGACGATCGATTCGGCATTAAGAGTATATCCATATCCGCCGTCTACAAAAATGAAATCTACGAGACCAGCTGCCGAATTCGTAGATTCTACTCGTGCTAAACCACCGAGGCCGCGATCACTGTTCGTAAATCTTACGATGTCTCCAACATTAAAATCTCGGCCGCGTGTCTGAACTGTAACTCTTTTTACAGATCCTACGAGTTTTGATCTTTTGGTAATATCGAATACGGGTTCATTATTGATATTCAGACCGATGACTTCGCCGTTGCGAAATTCACCTTGTCTTCCAGAAATATAAAGTAGGTTAACGAAACCTTTGCCGACTCTTCTGCGAATGTACTTCTCAACGAAAGCTTTCGCACCTGAAAGTTGACCTATAACTTGCTTACCGACATAGTCGATATTATAAATCGAGTATCCGATTTCAAGATATTCTGGTTTCTCGTACACACCATCTGAAAGACGAAAGATCTTTTCTGCGGGATATTGTACTTCAGCAGCTGTACCATATACAAGTTTAAAGAAGAGATCAATGGAACGTTCTGTGCCCTTTGCTCGATACAGATCGAGTGAGTTCTTGACAAGAAGCTTCTTATTTGTGGCAGTATCGAACTGAATGTTCTTCAGATACTTCTCTTTGAAGTGAACGATAAAGTCGTCTGTAGTCTCGTCAATATCTCTGTAACTCGGCAGTCGACGAGAATGATATAAAGGATTGTTAGTCGATTCTAACCACTCGTAATAAGCTCGAGTAAACGCAATGAAGTTCTCTCCCTCTTCTTGGTAAAAAGAAGGAAATTGACTCTGAATTAACGGAGATATTCTTTTTTCTATATTCTTCATTATTCTCTGATCTGTTCAATTGTGACGTCGACGTCATTTTCAAGAATATTGAGTATTACGTTCTGTGAAGAAGTAATGTCAAGATTACGTGGTTTGGCATAGATTTTAAGAGAAGTGCCAGTGTAATTAGTAATATTAAAATTGTTGATTCTGACGATACCAGTTTCATAGTCAACAGTACCAATATCAAGAATGGTTCTGTGCTGTGTTCCAGATGTATTGATAATACGCATGATGCCATCGCCGTTATCTTCAAGTCGACAGTTTGGCAATCCGTTATACGTGAATGTCGAAGAACTTACGACATGAATATCGCCGATAAGGTGTTCCGCGCTTTTTCCTGGAATATCGTTTCTTAAAGGATTTTTAAAGTCAATCGTTACATTCTGACCAGAAGAAATTACACCCGAAGTTGCCAATGATACGAGTGAACCAGACGTTGATGTAGGAGTAGAAGTCACTGTCGTACTTAGCACAGGAGTCAGATATTTAACGAGTTCAACCTGAGTTTCGTTACTAATGATACTATTTTCCGCAGCATCGACATCACGAATAAATCTTGAGTAGCGTAGTGTACGGCCAAAATTATTGAGATTGACAGAAGCGTGGTTTAGAATAGAATCGATAACGTTTGTGCGAATATCTTCTGGATTCAAACCTGTCAGGTTGATATTGTATTTGATCTTTGTATTGACATACAGATACGTGTAATCAGGAGAAACAAAGAGCGGTTCGATAGCAACAGAAGATCGCGATCTTAAAAACTTTTTATATTCAGCTTCTTTAATCTTTGGTAGACCGTCGATCTCATCGAGATCGATCGACAGAAAGATTCTGCCGTATTGAGGAGGATTGGCATCTTCTCCGCCATATGCAACTACTGCGTTAATTTCAGGGAAGTTTGCTTTGAGCAGGTTCTCATAATCTTCTGAAGTGACTGCACGTTCTTGTGTAGTGAATGCGCGAGGAGCATTATACTTAATCGAGCTAAGATCTTCTGCAACTGCACCGTCTGCGGCCGCAGTAATAGTTTCAATGACAACATTTGGCTCATTGTCGATACGCGCAGTGTTGATAAACTTGAATGCACCATTCGGAAGTTCGCCAGTACATACGCGATATTCGATAATTACTGCAGAGTTGTTCTTTGGCTTTCTTCCAACAACTCCATCGCCGAAAACAACTTCATATGCATCTCCAAGCCCTGGTTGCAAGAAAAATACTTTTGAATTTCCGTCATGACCGAATAGCGATGTCGCTCTCTTGTAAGTTTGAACAGTCGTACCGTTATCTTCGAAGACTGTAACTAACAAGCTTTCAAGATCCACTCTTTTGTTACTAATCTTATAGATAAGCGGCCTATCATAGTTTACAGTATAGGTATCGCTGAGATAGTTGCCTTCGTATACTCGAATAGCTTCACTCTCATATACTAAATTTGTTCCTACTGGTGTTCTTTTCGTAATTACATAGTTTTCAGTAGTACTAAAGTTATAAGTAAAGTCATCAACGCGAGAAGTAAACGTTGTGCCCTTCGGAATGACGATTGATCTCTTTGCAGTATCTGAAGAAGTGATAACAAGTTTAATCACAGCCGACGATGATCTAAAAGATCTTGGAAGATAGTTTAATTCTTTGGCATGTGAAACAACGCTATCACGCAGCTTAGCAGAATCGAGAAACATCTCGTTGCTGATCATATTCAGGTAGAACGCGTTCTGATAAGTGTTATATGAAAGCACGTCAAGAAGAACCGAAAGGTTACTTCCGTCAAAATCGTAATCTTTAAATCTGTCCTGAGATTTGAGAAAAGTCTTCAACGAATCCTTATAGGAATCAAAGTCTAACTGTGTAAGGACTATACTGGAATTTGCTGCCATTATCTTACTCTATAAAGGGTGAGTTGAAGTGTCTGCGGATTAGCATTATTTATTATCTCATAATAGACTGATACTTCATAAGAATGCGCAAACTCGTTTGATATCACTAAGACGTCGATGATTCTGGCGCGCGGTTCATATTTGGTAATAGAATCTTTGACAGCATCTTTAATCAAATCCGCCGTCATAACAGAGATATCTTCGAATAAGAATCTTCTGAGTCCGCCTCCAAATTCTGGATTAAATAGACGTTCTTTTGTATTGGTCGATAGAATGTTACGCATCGATCTTCTGACAGCTTGTTCGTCAGTATGAAGAGCGAGTCTCTTGTTCTGAGGATGAATATTGAAATTGTTATAGAAGTCAGTGAACACAGGATCACGCTGTGTTGTTTTCCTTGTTGTCAGTGCATCTATTCTATCTGTCATATTACCCTACTACTTTATCTTATTTATAATGATTATATGATGGTTTCTAGTATCTCATAGTTTTCGATATCGACATTTGCAACATCGTCAGAGAGAAGATCTACTTGGCCAGTAAAGGCAAAGTTTTGATAATCTTCGTTGCTACCAATCGCATCTAATCCTGGACCAGCCGAACGAGTAAAGTCATATCGTATCATCACAAATGTAGATTTGTTCGTTTCAATGTAAGAAAGAAGCTTGTTGCTGCCATCATACACAAAATCAGTCAGAATCATATCACAATCTTCGTAAGAAACAACCTTTCCAACTTCAAACGTATCATTCACTTCATGACGGAAAGGATACCAATCGTCGACTGCGACATCGTGTCCTTCCGCAAACACATAAACTGCACATAACAATAGATCATCAACGCAATTCTGTTCGCAGCGTACGAAAGTCGGCATATACCAACCATCAATTTCAACCGTGGTGACTCCAGGTTCTGGTACAGTAAAGCGAATTGGAACGGGCGGGCTGAGATCCCCATAAGAAACTGTCGGAACAGTCGGTTCGCTAACATCTGAAAAGAAATATCCATTTTCTGATACTGAATATTGATCTAACATGTTAGCCTAATCCACCTCACACAGCAGCAGAAGCGGGTTGAGCCCACTTTGGTAGGTTGTCTGGATTCGGTTCTAGTCCGTACTTCGTTCTACGCACCTCGATACAATTTGGAATGAATTTTAAGATTGCATCTGGAATACCAAATATCGGTTTTAAAATGATATTTAAAACCATGCAAATTGATACTTTACCGCGACAGATGTCGATGATCAACTTAATCGCTTTAATGATCTTGTCGACGATCGGAAACTGCTGTAGAATCCAGCCTGGAGCTTTAAGTATGATATCATGTATCTTGGCAATGAAATCTGTCTGAAAGAACTTCTTAATCTTTTCCATGGCATCTTCGAACGCATCTTCAATTCGATGCCACAACTCTTCTTTCGAATGAATCGTTTCTTTCTTCTTACGTTCTTCGTTATCAAATCCAATTAAATTGCCTAAGGTTCCGAAGAGTGGGATCGGCAAGTTCAAGACAAAGTCTATGAGTTCTTGGAGCAGTTTCTCTCCAAAATCTTCGATAGCTTTACCCGATAAGACGTCTTCTTTCGCCTTCTTAATACGTTTCTTAAAATCTTCATACTTCAGTTTTAATTGAGCTTTGATAGGCTTCGTAGGATCGATGAACGTACCAATCTTTTCAATAAGCGGTCCAATGATAGGAATCTTAGTAAGTAACTTGATCATTGCATTGATGCATGCGGCAATGAAATCGCTCAGCAGTTCTTTCATCCATGCCAAAGCTTTCTGCCAAAATTCTTCGGCTTCATGCTCAGGGCTTTTAATTCCAAATGTTCCATCATATTTGCCATCACCAAAAAACTTTCGAATCGATTCGACGTCTTCTGCCATGGCAGCTTTGATCTTGATTTTACCTTCCTTCGTAAACAAATCCTTGATTACCGGTTGATAACGAACAGGATTACCAGCTTCGTCTAATAGGGTGACAGCTGTGACGAATGGAATTGGCGTTTGCAATACATCAGGAATACCAAGAATGTTGATAATCTTGATTAAGGCTTCAACGATCTTTTTCTGAAACCATACGTCGATCTCTTTCAGAAACTCGCGAACCTTATACTTCATCTCTTGTTCTTTTGACTTGATCTTCTTAAAGACGTCAGTCATCAGAATGCCGGTAATATCATCGACTAGCTTTTCCATGTCTCGAATAGCTTCGATGAGTTCTTTACCGCACTCGTCTTGAATAAATTTTGCTTGTAACTTCAGTTGACTAATGATCTTTGAAATGCCGACGAAATAGTCTTCCATTTGACGGAAAGATATTTGCCCGTTAGGACCGCATTCTAAGTTAGGAACTTCCGGAACATAGACTATCGGTCTCATGCATTGATTCCAACAATTGCAGCTTTAATATCCACCGCGCCCGATTGTGATACAACCTGTACGCTACCATTGTTTGCATAGATTCCTACATTGCCTTCATTTGCATAGATGTCGACATCTGATTGGGCAGTGATAATAATCTTACCTTGGTTACAAGTAATCTCGATATTCTTATCGCCCTTCTCGTCTCCGACATTGAAGATTGTCATATTACCAGTTGCCAATTGAACATAATCTTTTACCGACTTTGTCACAATCGTACCATCTGGCAAAATCTCGAGATAAGATCCAGACTTATGATAAACCTGTACGCGTTCTGAACCTGGAGTATCATCGAACTCTAAGATATGGCCACTACGAGTAGTCATAGTACTATTATAAGGATATTTCGCTTTGTATTTCGATGCCGGCTCAATATCAAAGCCGTCACTCTTTTTAATACGATTGCGCGTTTTTTCTTCTGGTTCGCCTTGACCTCGAGCATAAGATGATACGCTATGGTTATCTTCAGGAGCATAATTTAATACTCCAAAAATATACACGGCTGCTTGCCCAGGGAGTTCCATGCACATGACACGAGATCCCTTTAGAAGACCTGTCGGGCTCAATCCAATTCCTGAAACGCCTGCGCTATTAGTAGGCATCATAATGTAAGCCGGCAAAAGATCTTCGGAACTCACTCTGTCGGAATGTCCTAAGATTTCTCTGACTAATACTCTGCCTGTTTGTGGTTCATCGGCTTCTAATCCCAGATCCGAAGTTGGATCTTCAGCTACTATGCCTTCAAAAACTCTTAGGTTTTGCATCTATCATCCTCAGTTTGTATGTGTTTGCGGCAATCCACCGATGCCATCTTTCACAAGCTCGAAAGCTTGCATGTACTCTGCTTTTTCGTTGAAAGTCAGAATATGTCGGCACTTCGTAATGATGTAATTACCGGTTGTCATCGTGCTGTCTTCGTTAATCGGAGATGTTTCTCCTCTTGTAATACCGCTCGGTTCAGGAAATTGGCATTTAATGACATCACCAGCAGAAATAGCACTGTCACCATAGATTGTAATGTGAGTAATTGTAGTTAAGAAATGCGCCATATAATATGGTAGTTGGTTTTTCTTTTCGGCTCGCTCTGCGTTTTCTGTTCTTGGATCAAAAGGAACAATCTGAATGTTTCCTTCGTCTTTACCTATTTCATCTTGAGTTCTGAGACTTGAAGAAACAGATTTTTCATTCAGAGTCTCAAATTCTAAGTTTTTTGGGTTAGTTTGGAAATTAACAATTTCTCCAGTAACACTGTTCTTCAGCTTGACTAAATTGCTTCCTGCACCAATTCTTCTGGCAATGCCTTGATTACCGTTTTGAATGAGCTTCGTAGCTAGAATGTTTCTCCACTTTGAACCAGATACGTTCAAATTTGTTAATCCAGATTGCATGAAACACTTATCGCCGATATTCTCTTTGCCTTCTTTGATTAACATTTCCATGCTCTTAAAAACAAAGCCGTACTTATTCTCAAAGAAGTAAAATGCATGTCCTTGGAATTCTTGAGACATGGCATATTCTAATCGAATCTGATCGATACACTCGATCGGAGTCTTTTCAGTAAAGTTGAAAGCATGTAGTCCACGCGTTTTTTCGGCGAACAACGGCTTGGCAGAATCGATGGCTTGCAGATATGCTTTCACCATCTTTTCACATTCTATCTTTTTTCTGACAAGCGGTAAGTTACGAATAGTGGCTGATTTCCATACTTCATATGTCACGCACGAAAGCTTATAGACAACAGCTTTGTCATCGTTAGTAGGAATAACAGAGTCAACTGCTACGATATAAAGCTCGTATCGAATAGAAGACTTTGGATTCTCTTCGTCCGTTGTAAAATCAATTACAATTCTTTTATCTGTGAAAACAAAGTGATTGAACATTCCCTTTGCATCATAGAATTCAAACTCTGCGAGCACTGTCGGATTAAGTACAGATTCATATATGTTTGCTTGCACACAGACAGGAGTCAAATCGAGTGCTTTGCCACAATCAACAGTTTTAGCTGTGGCATCAATCATTAAAAACTCGTTGAGTTTAAACTGTCCGTCTCTAATCGAAGTCATATTATGTGCTTATTTGTTGAATGAATTGTTTTTCTACTTCTGCCAAATAAGAAGACTTTAACACAACTACATTTCTTTTGAGTTCGTTTGCTTCTTTCTCGTCGTCATATGCGTTTACTGCATACCAATATTCGGCTTCGGCTTCTGGTATATTTTGACTTAATACTGTGATTTCACTTATTCCTTCGGCTGCACTTACGGCAAAAGTCCCATTTACATGTTTTACAGTCAGGCGATTATTTTCAAGATCAATGTAGTCGATGGTAGCAAATGCTCCAGTACTCGTCTGAGATACTCTGTCTCCAACTTCGAATCCAGTTGGGGTAACAGTCAGAGACAATGATAATACTTTATTTGTAGATACTGTCCACTCTTCTTTGATTCTTTCGTAGCCGATTACTGCTCCAGTATTTGTAAGCTTTGGCTTCCAATATTTTCTAGCATTGGAAATTTCATCTGCAGCAAGAGATTCATACTGCTGAATAGTGATAAGTCTTTCGTCTTCGTGCCAGTTTAATCGATAGAAGAGAGTAATCGATCGAGCATTAGAATTGGATCCATACTTTGTTTCCATATAATTTTTAAAATCGTCAGCAGACTTATAATAGTCATAATAAGGATCCACGATGTTATTCGTAAGATAGATCATCCAGTCAAACTTCGAAGATCCATAATAGTTATAAGACAAAAGATCTGGTCTCTCGAAGCCTTCTTCAAGCGTAAATTGGAAGGTAGAGTAAATATCTCTCTTCGTCTTTTCAGTAAAGTCTACTCGTGCCAAGATGTTCTTGGCAACGCTTCCATCATAGTCTACAATAGGAAATCTATCAAAATATCTTGCCATCTTAGTTTCCTCTTAGTTTAAAGCGTTTCTTATGGCGTCTGTTCCTTCGTTCATCTTTTCATCGATATTGAAAGGTATCTCAGCCTTATCAAGGCCTTTTTGTAACTGATCTTTCAGTGTTTCCCACGTTGCGCTAAGACGATCACCGCCTTCTCTTCCGTAATCTCGTGATGTTTGAATTTGAGTTTCAAGCATTGAGATTGAAACTTCGATAAACGCAGGATGGCTTGTGCCTTCGAAGAATGCAGGAATTCCTTGAGGAGAATAGTTAAGTTCAATTGATTGGATCAAACACGGTTGGAATTTAATTAACTGTGCACTGCCGGCAATCTTCAGTTCCGGTTGGCATAAGAACGGATAAGCTAACGCAGCAGTACCTAAGCTACTGTATGATGGTAGCGCATAAGCTTTCATAGCTTTTAGCAGATCCATCAGCTGCTGGCTTTCTTTCTCATTTCGAGGTGCAAAAGTCCATTCGAATCGATGTGTACGAAGAGGAACACCACTAAACAGCGCTTGAATGTGAGGATTTGGAACAGCACCGACTGCTTGGCCTATCGTGCTACCACCTATCTTTTCGGCTGCTTGCACCAATTGACCATAAGCTAGAGCGGCTGCGGCATTTTTTAATGCTTGAGTTTTACCTGCACCATCCGAAGAAGCCAAATATAATTGAGCAGCATCCGCAATACCACCTGCCAAGCCCTGTGATTCTTGGCCAACTTCAATATCGAAACTTTCTCTTATTCCTTTCGGCAAAGGAAGAGCAAACGCTTGCACAAAATTAAGTGTTGCTGCAGTTTGAGGAGAAGGTCGTTGATATCTCTTAAACTTAAATGCCATGTAATACTTCTCACTGATATGATCAGGAAACTGTATCGTAGGCACGTTATCGACATCGATCTTATTCGAAGCTCTTTGAATAGCATCGACATATGTTTCAGCGTTAGGAGAAGCTCCGATAAGATTACCGTTCTGCGGATTGAAGTTGTTACGAATGTCGGCACAAGAAGCGCGCTTCATCTCGCTCGTAAAAGTTTGGAAATACTTGTCTTCGAGTCCAGCAGTTAAAGAATCTCCGAATCGTGCCGAAAGCTCTGACGCAAGTCTATCAGAAAATCCTACCTTCTTTAATGCTTTAGCAAAAAGATCCTCGACTGCGTTTTCAAGTTTGTCTTCGAGTTTATTAGTAAAATTCTTCACGGCTCTGTTTAACAGACCACCCGCGTCTCTCTTAAGACTATCTAAATTTACTAGTCGATTATCTCTTCCGGCCATGTTATCTCTCAAATTAAAAGGCTATCATCTTATTTATAAATAGAATCATGGCTTATCAGGGAAAGTTTCGACCAAAGAATACGAAGAAGTATCTTGGGGATTCGAACAATATCGTATATCGTAGTCGATGGGAATTAAAGTTCATGATGTACTTAGATTCTCATCCGAATGTCGTGCAATGGGGAAGTGAAGAACTCGTCATCCCGTATCGTTCTCCTATCGACAATCGAGTACATCGATACTTTCCAGACTTCATTGTCAAGAAGAAAACACCAGAAGGCAAGATCGATACTGTAGTGGTTGAAATAAAACCTCATGCGCAGACGCGGCCTCCAGTAGTGATAAATAAGCCTAATAAGCGTTATATTAATGAAGTCATGACATGGGGTGTCAACGAAGCCAAGTGGAGAGCAGCTGCAGTGTACTGCAATGACCGTGCTTGGAAGTTCGAGATACTCACCGAAAAAGAATTAGGAATTAAGTTTTAATGGCAATCGTATTTGATACTATCATCACACAAGGTGTTCGTTCAGGACAGATTCCTGCACGCACGAACTCTGCGCGTGAATGGTTCAGAGATACTGCCGGTAAAATGAATCGTATCAATGAGCGTGAGATGATGAAGGGTGATACGACGCGGATGACTACTCAGCCTCTGCTCGGCTCGATGTACATGTTCTACTATGATCCAAAACACAAAGAAGAGCTTCCATATTACGACAGATTTCCTTTGATCTTTCCATATAAGAAAGTCAAAGGAGGATTTATGGGACTCAACTTACACTACTTGCCGTTGCAACTCAGAGCGAAGTTGATGGACGGCTTATATGACTTTGCAAACAACACTCGTTACGACGAGTCGACTCGCCTCAAACTTAGCTACGAACTCATGACACAGGCCGCAAAGCTAAGATGGTATGCTCCATGCATTAAACACTACTTGACTTCGCACGTACAGTCAAAGTTTATGTACGTTTATCCATCGGAATGGGATATCGCGCTCTTCTTACCAACAGAACGTTTCGTCAAAGCAAGAAAGAATCAAGTTTGGATGGACACGAAAAGAATGCTAGGAGTTACTAAGTAATGTCAGGAAGTAAACAAGAATTTGATTTTACTACAAAGGCTCCGCAGCAAATACAAAGCGGCACAATTTTTGGTAAAAGCAAGACAGCTCCTGTCAGTCCTGAAAATCCTCAGGTAAGATATGTCGCTACACGCGGAGTCGGCGGAGGGAAAACTGTCGGATTCTTTGAACTTAATGACGGCGTAAATCCTCCGCAGCGAATTACAGATGAAGCTGCTCGAGGTTTTATTCAAACACGTAAACTTGGTTCTATAAACACAAGTACTAATGTTTTGCCTATTTTACCTCCACGCCAAGAAGTAGATAAGCGTTCTTCTGGCGCGGCGGGAACTGCAACCGGTGCACAAGGAGTTGCAGCAACAGCTGCTCCAAAAACAGTAATTGATGAGCGTTTAAGAGGAGAAGGTGTTAATACTAATTTAGAATTATTCGAAAGAGATTCTGAAGGTAATCTTACTAATATATCTAAAGCTAGAACTTCTGATTCTGCTTTTAGTACTGGTGCGCGTACAGCTGGAACATTTAATATCGGTCGATTTAGGGCCGAAGTTTCTGGCGCCGACAGTGTACTGCCTACTCACAGCTTCTTAGTAGTCTTTGCTCCGATGATATGGACAAGATCAAAATTTAGTGCTCAGAATCTCGACTCGCTTCTTACGATGAGATGCGATAACGTGGTTCTTCCTTCTGTGAATCTTTTACAAGAACAAAACATTCGAAGATATGGATTTGGCCCAGTCGAGAACGTGGCATATGGTGTAAACGTCGGAGATTTTACTCTACAATTCATCGTCGATAAGAATGCTTTAGTTGTAGAATACTTTGAAGAGTGGTTAAATCTCATCGTCAATCGCGACTCTTTTGGTGGCGCGAATATGAATAACAATAATCTTAAAAACGGAAGAAAACC